TCTTTGTTTCCCTATGTTCCTATAGCTCTAGCATAGTTCGCGCCGTGTAAATCCGTTAGAGTCGCAAGAAAAGTATTGTACAATATGCATAACTGACACGGACTTGTATTGTGAAATCTGCACAATTTCCAACTTTTTAGGCCATTTCCATTTTTTTCACAAGTTCGGTTAGACGGATTTAACTATTACATTTTCCCACCATGCTTTGCCCAAATGAAGTGAAAAATCGATGGGTCGAGCGGGCATAAGTATGAGTGTGCCTTACATTTTTTACATTTTTCCCAGCAATATACAGTACATATAATAGCTTGGCGCGAAAAAAATCGAGCTGGATTTTCTCATGTGCGCGTGTGCGGATTAGGTCAAACGAATTTTCCCCCAGTAATATATGCCTATATACAATCATAGCGGCGTGGCGTGGCTTAAAACAGGTGTGGCGGCTCAAATCGACTATGGGTATATCTTGTCTAGAGTAGATGTGAAAGCGGTTCAAATCGGCACGGATGGCGCGACATGGCTATAATACAATCTGCGCTCGTAGTTTGCTTGTCATATATCATATAGACAAATTACCAACTGACATCTGCACATTATTTTACGATAGAAAAATGTGCGAATGTGCAAAAATCTCCTACAGAAAATGTGATGCTGTGAGTGAATATTCATATGAAAAAATGTGAATGATGGTGACTTTGATGCTAATATAAATCATGATATGTGCATGAAAGTAATGTTTCTACGTATAGACGCAAAGTTGCGTATTGTCTATAAATACATCTATCTATATCATGCGTATTGTTATCTGCATCATTTATGTGCATGATGATGTAGATGTATCTGCATATGAAGATGTATATAGATATTTATATATGCACGAGCTGAAAAATGAAGATTGATTTTCGAGATTGTAAATATGCGTGGAAATCGAAATTCTAAAATCGGAATTGATATTTACAATTCCAAAATGAAAATCAAAAATCGTACTTGACAAATAGAATCAAATGTGGTATATACATATATAGAGGTGTGAATTGAAAATTGAAAAAGGAGAATCGACAATGAAAAATGAAATTCGATATATGATTGCAGGAATTGGATTGGCATTGATTGGATTTACAGCTTGTGGTGGATTCATCTATACGCAGATTCAAGAATACAATTCAATGATGGAGCAACGGCGCGAATCTGAACCGGTTGTCAAATGGATTAAATGCAAACCGATTGATACAACTAAAATCGATTATCAGAAAGATGATGATGTAGTCATTATGGAGACTATAGTGACAGAGCCGCAGATTGAAGAACAAGAATCAGAATCTACATTCGTCTATGAGCCGCCATTTCATCTGACCGAATATGAAACGTGGTTTGTTGAATGTGTGGTAGCTGGTGAGGCTGCTGGTGAGCCATATGAAGGCAAAGTAGCTGTTGCTCAGTGCTATTTTGATGCAATGCTCAAGGACGGTTTATCTGCCACAGAAGTAAAATTGGTATATGGATATAGTGGCTGGAATGAAAATTTGGATAAGCAAGATAGAAAAGCATATAATGAAGTTAAAAATGCTGTGATGGACGTGTTCTATGGCGGTAAATTTGTAACCGATAAGCCGATTTTATATTTCTATAATCCTGCATATGGTCGTAGTGATTGGCATGAGACTCAGGAATATTGGGGAAGCATCGCTAATCACAAGTTCTTTTATCTGGACGAAGATGAAAATGCAGAATGGACAAATATTCTCTTGACAAATGTAAATGAATATGGTATAATCAAACCGTAGGTGATGATGATGTATGTACTCTATAATCAAAAATACTATCTTATGCACAATGCTATAGGGCAATGGGCACCAACACCCGAATTAAATGAATCGTTTCAATTCAACGATAAAACCAAAGCTGAAAATGCGCTTTCTAATCTGCCAAAGCAAATGCGCAATCTAGGCTATTTTGTGCAACAGATTGATGCACCATCTAAACCCGTCGATTTCGACCGGAATACAAATTTGGATTTGGTAGATTATGATTCGGCATTGGCGCAAATTGGCTCATTCTGTGACCTGCATGACCAACTTGTAGCAAGGGCAGCATGGGTTGAATATAAGCTGCAAGAGGTAGAGAATAAAATTCAAGACGTGCTTCATGCTATTGAGTTCAATTCTTATAATGCTAGAGATGGATATAAAATATATAAGCTGCTACATGATTTACGACTTGAACGACGCAAATATAAAGACGAGCAAATTATAGCTGATGTGATGAAAAGCGGCTTTGCTGGTTCAAATTGGGAATTGGCTAGAACTAGAGTAGACAATCTGAAAGATAGACAATATCATGTTAGAGAAATGGAGGAGCTGTTTGAATGAATATTGCAGATATTCTAGGTGCAATTCTAATCATTGGAGGGGCATTGCTTTGTCTATTACCATTTTTACCTTTGAAATAATATGGAGGAATTGTTCAAATGATTGAAACAAGAATTTATAAATGTGAATATTGCGGTGCAGAATTTGATGATGAGTATGAGGCAAATTGCCATGAATGGATATGTAGATATAATGATACTAGAAAGCGAGATGGCAGTAGTCTAAGATTCTATAAAGATGATGGTACAGAAATCAAGTTCGACGATGCCGCATTTGTATGGGCTGATTTTGATAATAACACAGCATTTATTGTTGGCAATGATAGTGATGTAAAATTTGTCATTGATTTCTTTGAATGGCATGGCTATGAGAATCCGTTCCGTGCTATTGAAGATGGCGAGAATCCAAACTATTATGGACTCTGGTGGTTCAACCCAGAACTGCATTATGGTGAATGGGTGCGTGTAGACGATCAGATTAAAAAATGGACGGATATTAAAAATAAATTTGAAAAAGATGCTTGACAAATCAAATTCTATATGATATAATCCAATTATCAAATGAATGGAGATGATAATATATGGGATTAGATATTAGAATCAGTCGTGCCAAGCCAATCTATTGCCCGCATTGCGGTGAATTGGTTACATATCGAGCTGTTGATACAGTTGATGGTGACGGCTCAAGTTGGTATGAATTTCTTGAATCTATTGGTTACTATAAGCCATATGTAAAAGGACAACCTTATTCACCGTCTATGTATGGTAAAGATTTGGTGTTGAGCAATGAGCAGGTCGGTAAATTGTTCAAATTTGTAAATCACCCTGATTTTGAGGGTATATGGCAAATGGATAGTGTATCGCGTCTGATAGAATCGGCTCGTATCGATGGCGATAAAATTGTAATCAATGCAGATTGGTGATGATAGAGATATGCTTAACACCTATTTCAAAATCGGTGATTTCATTTGTCATGTTGACTGCTATGACCGAGAAACTGGATTATGGGGATATAGCTGTTATGAAGTACCAGTTCTTAATGGCTGGACTTGTGAAAAATTTATTGAAATGAATAAAATTTGTTCTTGACATAATAAATAAGAATAGGAGCAAATATGGAAAAAGGTATTGAAAAATTAAAAAGCTCGATTATTACATATTTAGAGCAGACATTGAAAGAAATTGGATTATGCGTTGGATGTAAAGCAATTTATGACGGTACTGCCAACATCATTGGTTGTGAAGTGAGAATTATTGGAAAACCAGATAGAAAGATTCACATAGATAAAAGTAAAAATTTTTTCATTGAAAGTTAAAAAAATAGCTTGACAAATGACTAATTGTGTGATATAATATAATTACCAAATGAAAGGATGGTATATATTATGGATAAGAAATTGGTCAAGTTTATAGAAAGTACATATGAGATGGCATTATTATGCAACAACAAAGTTGACGTAAGGTGCTATATGCATCAAAGTCTTGGAGCTTGTTGTTACGAATATGAGCGGTCTGGGGATCTGGATGCAATCAATATTTGGCGCGATGAATGGAGAGAAAAATTTGAAAAATTAGCTTGACAAATAGTATCTCTTATAGTATAATACAGATGTGGTTGAGAGATTAGGTAATCTCAATTACAATTCTTCATTGTGAACCTCCTAGAATATAGTCCTGAGCATGACGATAAAAGGCTCAAATAATATGGCGGTGTCGGTTAATGGTAAGCCAGCTGGCCTATACCCAGTTTAGCTCTAGATTGGGGCAAAATCAGAGTTCGACCCTCTGCGCCGCTACCATGAACAATATAGAAGGTAGCATTGGAGTCATGACCAATGAGATAACAATGCCTTATCATTGAGCTTCTATATTGAATATATTTTATAAGGAGAATATGTATAATGGCGAGACAGAATCTAATTGGAAATAAATATGGAAGATTAACAGTAATCGCAGACGCGCCTCCAACTAAAGATAGGCGCGGACATAAAATAAGAATGGTTGAATGTGTGTGCGATTGTGGGAATCATATAATTTGTCAGTTAAACGCTGTAAAATTCGGACATACTGTTTCATGCGGTTGCTACTCAAAGGAATTAAAATCACAAAAGTTTTCAAAAGAAAATAGATATGAATTTCATGATAATTATGTGATTGGCTATTGTTTTAATAGCGATACAACATTTCTTATTGATTTAGAAGATTATGAGAAGGTTAAGCAATATTGTTGGTTGGAACATAAATACACCGGATATATAGTAACAAGTGTTTATGGCGAAAGGAAAAGCGGCAAACAGCTTAAATTGCATAGAGTTATTATGGATGCAAAAGAAGGTCAAATTGTAGATCACATCAGTGGAGATAAAACCGATAATAGAAAGTCCAATCTTAGATTTTGTAATAATTATCAAAATGGAATGAACAGAACAAATAAAACAAGAGCAAAGAGTGGACACAAAGGTGTTTATTATGTTAAGAAAGATAATAGTTGGAGAGCTAGTATAAGTGTAAATGGCAAAAGGATTCATCTTGGACAAAATCGAGACATAGAATATGTGATTAAACTGAGGGAAGAGGCTGAAGAAAAATATTATGGCGAATACAGAAGAAAATAAAAAATCACCTCTATGGTGTATCAGACAACATTGCTTGGAATGTTGCTGCGGCTCAGCTTATGAAGTAAAGAATTGTACTATCCATGATTGTAATCTGTATCCATTTCGTCTAGGCAACAACCCGTTTCGTACCCGTTCAATGACCGATGAACAGAAGCAAGCAGCGGCAGAACGGCTTAAATCGGCTCGTCTGGCAAAGAAATCATTAACTAATAATGAAGAAAATTCAGATTAGTTGATTATGTAGGGTAAGTTTGTAGGGCTAGATGTTTAGGAGAATTTATTGATTATTAGTGTATGATTATTAACGATTGGATTTGTTTACTTGCCGATACAGCTGTCCTCATATTCTCATTTGTATGCGGTGCAGCTTGGGCAATCAATTTATTGAAAAAATAATAAAAATAATGCTTGACAAATAAAATCAAGTATGGTATAATTGAGAATGCAAAGATGATGGTGCTGTATGAACGGATGTTCCATGCTACAGTGATTGCATATGAGTAGGCTACAGCTAAGTGGAGTTTGATGAACAGCCATCATGATATAGGGAACGTGCGTGAGACAAATGAGATAAGCATGAATGGCGTAATTGCTGAGTAATGCTAAGTAGGGCGCACTAGTCAATCTGTTCGGCATAATGAAAGGGATTGGGATTGACAAATATAAAATGACACATCGGAAAGACGATGATAATATCCGACCGGATTTGAAGATAACCGTCAAATCTATATCACGCCCGCACTGGGGTCTGCGCAGAGTTTGAGAAGCGGCAGATACAGACTAGAGAATTGGGGTCGCGCCCAATCGTGCCACGTTAGCATCCATGCAAAAACATAACGGCAAAGGTGATATAAGGATATTATGTAAACATCATTCACGAGCCGATGCTAGAAATAGCTATGAGGTAGGAAGTTGGCTTGAGATAAATATGGAAGCGTAAGTTAATTGGGAAACTCACAGTGTTTATTCGTCTGAATGCAAGTTCAATTCTTGCCGCTTCCAATAGATTATAGGATTGCACGCAGCTATGTTCAGCATTGTAACTGTCCCAGATGCAAACCAAAGAAAATCTTAAAATCCTTAGATTTGTAAGGTTGAGATAATGATTTGGTCACATGAATCTCAATCTAGTTTATAGGTTGTAATGCTAGTTGCTGAATAGCTGACGGTTGACCACCTGATGCTATGAAGCAACGCTGCCACACTCTTGATTTTAAGATGGTTGCGCAACTGTAAACTTCACGTTAACAGTGGTTTGTAGGGAGTGTGGCAATTTATAAACACCTCTTGAGGTATCAGGCTAGCATATGAGAGCTAGACAAAGAACGACATTGTGCAAAGGTTCATAGCGCGGTGATGACACTATTCCGCGCAAAACAATATAGGGCTTGGGTAAGATGACCCTGTAAGTAGTTGATAGTGGAACAATAACCCTATATATCAAGTCAATATGCGCATGAACATTGCGACTTGTTTTAATAAAATTTTATTAGAAATTGAAAGGAAATTAAAAGGAATTTATGACCAAGAAGGAAATCGTCAAGTTTGTCGCAGATAGCACAGAGAATACGGTCAAGGACACAACTGAGATCGTAGATACATTCATTGACTATGTGCGGCATAGTCTAGTCCAGCATGAAGACGTGGTGATTCATGGCTTTGGCAAGTTCACAACCAAGTTGCGTGATGCTCGTACAGCTCGTAATCCACAGACCGGCGAAACCATTGAAGTTCCTGCCAAGTATGCTTTGGTGTTCAAGCCAACGAGCACATTCAAGGCAGAAATCAATGAGTAAATAATCCTCCTGTTAAAATCCCTATGGTCGAAAGATTGTAGGGATTTTTCTAAAATAGGGCTTGACAAATCGCTGCTATGGTGCTATACTTAAATCATCAAATGAAGGAGCTGAACATTATGAATGAACTGTTTGTTATGAGTCTCAAAGCAAAGCACCGTAGTGAAGGTACTATTCGTGAATATACCAAGGCGATTGAGAATTGCTTAGCATATGTCAACAAACCCGAAGCCGAAATCAAGCCGATTGACCTTGAATTATGGCAGTCCAGCATGAGCAATCTTAGCTCTGCATCTGTTGCTCAGAGAACATCTGCGGTTCGTGAATATTTCAAGTTCCTTTATCGCAACGAGTTCATTAACCGTAATCCAGCTGAGATGCTTGAAGCGCCGCAGATTAAGAATCGTGAGCAATCGGCTCTTAACGGCGAGCAGGTTAGAGCAATGGTCAATGCTGCAACCAATGAGCGCAACAAGGCGATTATCATGATGCTTGCTCAGACTGGCTTGCGTATTCATGAGCTTGCTAATATCACGCTTGAGCAATATGAATCTCGTAGCAATAATATACTGGTTATTCGTGGTAAGGGCGATAAGGATAGATTGGTTGGCTTGGCTGATGAGACGATCAAGCTGATTGACAGTTATATTACCAATGAGCGCAAGGATGGCTGTGAATATCTGTTTGTAGGCAACAGAGGCAATAAAATGGATGGCAAGAATACTAGCGCCATGCTCAAGGTATGTGCTAGAAAAGCTGGTATTGAGAATTGGGAGGAATTGCATATTAGCAATCATACGATGCGCCGCACATTTGCTACTATGATGTCTGAGGCTGATGTGCCTATTGAGGTTATTAGCAAAGCAATGGGACATAGTGGAATCCAAATCACATCCAGATATGTTAAGCGCACTGAACAGCGTGCCGTTAATGCAATGAGCGTTGTTAATTTTTAATTGAGGAGGATAAAACAATGATGTGGGACGATGTATTTAATAGTCTATATGAAGAAATTATGAAAGAGAGGAAAAAGAAAGATATGAAGCTAGAATACAAATTCTATGAAAAGAATCTAGCGCCTAAGTGGCTAGAGGGCGATTATGACCTGCATATTGAGGGCAATCGCATGACGATGACGAGTAAGGACGGTAAGAAGGTAGAGACTCGTTGTCATCCAGACGATGATTGGCGGCTACAGGTTGGTATTGATGAGCTGAAGGAAAGAATGGCTGAAGCAAAGAAGCCAAGAGAAATTAAGGTTGGTGATAAGGTAAGACGTATTCCGACAAGGATGTGCGTGTATACAGTAAAAGTTATCAACAAGGAGCGTGGATATGCAATTATTGATCGGCGGGATTGCAAAATTCCAATTATTGCTGAATTGGCAACTCTTGAGTTAGTTGAGGAATAATATGACCGATATGCACGATGAAGTTGTAGAGGCTGTTGTAGATCATTATAAGGGCGCTGACGAGAACATCGCGGCTGGTTGCCTAGTATACTTATCTAGTCTAAAAGTCCTGCCATTAGCTTACACAGCCGATACAGCACTAGAATCAATGGGGCGATGTCCTGTTTGTGGTTGTAAGCTAGAGAGATATACACATAGAGAGTTGCATACTGAGCTAGATGAGCCATGCTATGAAACGCTAACAGATGTCTATTGCCCAAATTGTGATATTCCATATAGGGAGGGAACATATGTCGGATAATGAACTGCATGATGTGCTGAAAGCCGAGCTAGAGCCTAAATTTCAGAGCTATTTCAATCAGGGCTTAATGACTGGATGGGATGCCTGTATTTATGAGATTGATAAGCTGACAAACGGCTTAACATCTGCTAAAGCAATTAGAGAGGTTATCAAACGTAAGGCAGCTGAAGCCAACTCAAGAGGTAAAAAGAATGGATGATGTGTGGCGGCTAGTGGCATGTGTGTTGCTATGGCTTGGCTTAATGCTATATGAAATCAAGAAAGGCGATGTATGAAAGAAAAGAATAATCTATTACCATTATGGATTGCTGGCGGCTCGATATTATTTGTGTCAGCCGCTATGCCATTGATTGATTCTGTGGCCACACGGATTTCATCTGCTATCAATGCGCATATCAATCGTATGCAGATTGATTTAGAGCTTGACCAGAGAGAGGCACAAGCCGCTGCTGAGACAATTAAGCCAAGTCCACAGATGACGCAAGCAATTGGTTTTGATGTAAACCCAGAGCCTGAATATGAGGATGATGATTATGAGTAAACGCCCCTCCCATATCTGGGAAATTCCTTGCAACCGTTGTGATTATCAATCTGATTGTGACAAATATGTAAAAATCGATCCGCGCATGACCGCACAGAGAGATAAGATGTGGAATGACGCTGATTTGAATTGTATGGATTGTGTACTGAGAAATGTGCTAAAGATGAGGAAGGAGTCGGCTAGTTGACAGATCGAGGTTGTAAAAAACCATATATCCATTTTTTATCAAATGCCGCAGTTGATGTGACCGGCTCTTGTCATCATGTGCGATTCAAAAAATATAGTATTTTGCTCGATTGTGGTATGATACAGGGTATGAAGGATATTGTATCAGATTATAAAGCCAATCTTGCACAGTTAAAAAAGATTAAGGCTAGAGAAGTAGATTTTATAGTATTGAATCATAGCCATTTAGACCACATTGGGCTTGCTCCTGCGCTATATGCTAAAGGCTGTAATGCTCATCTATATGTACCGACCGGCTCTACTGATTTTCTCAAGTTGCTATGGGAAGATAGCCTCAAAATCATGCGGTCTGATTGTCTAAAAATCCAGAATAAACATGGACAAAAAGCCGCTCCATTCTATGACGAGCAAGCTATTGAACGTGCGTTGAATCGCATTATAGAGGTTGATTATAATACACCTATTCAGCTTGCGTCAGATATTAAGTTGACATATTATTCTGCTGGTCATATTATCAATTCAGCGCAATGTGTACTTGAACTAAAAGATGGATATGTAACTAAGCGTATTGGCTTTACTAGTGATATTGGCGGTGCGTTTGAAAAACCGTACAAGGCGCGTAGGCAGACGTTGCCATTCGTTGATGTTCTTATATCTGAATGCACATACTGCCAACAGGGGCGACCCAACAGCCCAAAAGATAGGGATAAGGATATTGAGAAAATTAAGACAGTCATTGCTGAATCTAATAAAATCCTAATCCCATGTTTTTCATTAGACCGTACTCAATCTATGTTGCGCCTATTACATGATGAGAGCATAGATAAGCAGATTAAAATTTATCTTGATTCGCCCCTTGCATCTAAATTTTGTGTAATCTGGCCGTGGGAAGAAAACGAGCTTGAGAATGTGCGAATTGTTGAATCTCAAGAAGAATCAGTTAATCTACAAATGCGAAATGAGCATTGCTTAATCATCAGCGCATCAGGATTTCTTGTTGGAGGTAGGATTATGAGCCATCTTAAAACAGCCCTGCCTGATATTCGCAATCATATCTTATTTTGTGGTTTCGCTGGTGAGAATGGGCTTGCGTCTCAAATCAAATCAAATATGCCCGAAGTCAATATTGATGGAGCGAATGTGGTAAACAAAGCTAATATCACAGAACTGCGCTCATTTAGTAGCCATGCTAGTTATGAAGAATTGATTGATTACTTGACAAATCAATGCCGTTTCAATAAGTTATGTCTAGTACATGGTAACTATGAGAATAAAGTAGAATTTTCCAATACTCTACAAGATGAGCTAATCAAACAAGGTAAATCAAGTAGAGTTGTATGTACTCAGCAGGATCAGAGGATATTCATATGAATGATGAAGAAATTAGAACCATCAAATCGCTACAAGATGGTGGCACATATATTGTTAGATTCAAAGACGGTATGAGTAGTAAAGATGCCAAAGCGTGGATGAAGGTTTTGCGTCTTACTCTACTCGGACGAAATATTATATTGCTTCCTGAGTTCCCGCATTTATTTGAAATTGTTGGTGAATCAATAGAAAAAATTAAATAACCCTCTTGACAACCGCTCCAATCTATGATATAATCCAAGTATCAAATGAAAGGGGCGGTTGTTATTATGACCACTGAAAAACTGTATGATGTTATCAAAGCATGGCGCGACTCTGTAACTGCTGAGGGTATGATTGCCACTGGCACAGAGATGAATAATGTGCTGAAGCAACTTGAAGTCGATATGATCATTAAGCAGTCAAAGAAATCTAGTACAAAATCGATTGTGACTGCGGCGAATAGAATTATCAAGAACGCTGAATTGTGCAATAAGCCTATGTTTAAAGGTATGTTTACAAATCAGACAAGAGACGGCTCGACGCTGTATTGTGTATGTGATGGCTTTGTAGCTATTAGATTCAATGAAAAGCCGCTCCTGCCTGCGATTGATGAAAAATGGCATGGACAGGAAATGCAGCTTGAGCAGATTGTTAGACCGATATACGACTCTAAAGAAATCGCTCTGCCTGATATTGGCGAGCTTAATGTCTATATCAAGACGCATAAAATCAAAGAAAAGAACAACCCTAAGAAAGTGGCTGATTATTTACTCAATGAGGAATTGAATCTTTGGGTCAATCCACAGTATTTGCTTAATGCTATGGAATGTCTGCCTGATTGTAAGGCATATGCGGCAAATAGAATTAGCCAGATTTATTTCAAAGCTGAAAATGGTGATGGCGTGGTTATGCCGGTGAATCATAAATAAGGAGGAATAGATATGCCTTGGAAATATCGACCACATAGGGGTACACTTGAAGAATCAATGAAAGAATGCCGCGAATTTGATTCATTATCAGACGTGCTTGAATATATCGCAAGCGAATGGGGTATTCATAAATTCGACCTAAGTATCAAATATGTATGCGACGACAATCGTATTGGATGGTGTCCGACGTATTATGTTTGTACTGATACATTTTATGGTAAAACATATAATGAAATACCACAATGTATTGGGATGTGTACGGAAGTAGAATAAATATGAATGAACCAATTTGGGTAAATTACCATAAGCATACATCTCTAAGTAATAGATATATGAAAGATAGCCCGCTCTTGCCAATAGATTATTGGAATGAGCTAAAGGCACGCTATGGTAATAAATCATGTATCTATACCACAGTAGAACATGGATGGGCTGGTAATTGTTTCAAGCAATATGATGATCTAGAAAAATTTAATAAGAAGAACGGCACGAATATCAGATGGATATATGGCGCTGAAGCATACTGGGTAAAAGATCGACATGAATCTGATAGAAGCAACTGCCATATTGTACTATTGGCGCGAACTGATAAAGGGCGCAAAGCAATCAATAAAATTCTATCTATTGCAAACAAGGATGGATATTATGCGCGTCCTCGTATTGACCTTGAGTTGATTAACCAGTTGCCAATAGATGATGTGATGATTACAACTGCTTGCATCGCCTTCTGGAATAAATACGATGACATAGACGATATTGTTAGGCATATAGCCGAGTCATTTCCTCATTTTTATCTTGAGGTACAGGCGCACGACACACCAGAGCAAAAAGAACTAAATTGGCGCATTATCCAAATTAGCGAAGAATTAAATGTGCCAATCATTGCCGGTTGTGATAGTCATGTCATCACTGAATCACAAATGCTTGATAGAGATGAATTGCTCAAATCAGGCAACATCCATTATGAGGATGAAGATGGATGGTATATGGACTATCCAACCTATGATGTGCTATTTGAGCGATTTAAGCAACAGGGCGTATTAACAGATGCACAGATTAAAACCGCTATCAATAATACTAATGTATTGTTTGAATTTGAGGACATAAAGCTCGACCGCTCCTTGAAAGTGCCTGTCATCAAAGAGCTGCGTAATAAGACACAAGAAGAACGCAATCATATATTTGAACAGATTCTGAAAGATGAATGGTTCTTGCAAAAAGTTGATATTAACAAGGATAAACTGCAACAGTATTATCAAGAAATCAAGCATGATATAGGTGAGATAGAGGCTTGTAATATGGCTGATTATTTCATCTTGTCATATATGGTAATGAAGCGAGGACAAGAGAAATATGGCGGCATCTTAACTCCATCAGGGCGTGGCTCTGCTGTATCTATGTATCTCAATAAGCTCTTGAGACTTACTAAGGTAGATAAGGTCAATAGCCCTGTCCTTATGTATTCAGAGCGATTCTTGACTAAAGAGCGCGTCTTAGATAGTCATACGCCGCCTGATATTGATAACAACGTCAGTGACCGTCAACCATTCATTCAAGCACAGCGCGACCTTGTAGGTGAACTTGGCACATATGATCTATTGGCTCTTGGTACGCTAAAATTCAAAGCCGCATGGAAAATGTATGCAAGAGCATATAATGTCGAGCCTGATACAGCCAATGAAGTAAGCAAGCAGATTGACCGATATGAAACAGCCAAGAAACACGCTGAAGATGGTGAAACGGTTGATATTCATAAGTATATTGAGCCGAAATATCAAGAGCTGGTAGATGGATGTAAAAAATATCTAGGCATTTATGATACTGCAAAGGGGCATCCCTGCGGTTGCTTGTGCTATGAGGGTGACATTGAATCTGACATCGGCATCAGCTTGTGTAAATCCGAAGCAACTGGTAAAGAGGTGCTTGTCGCTAATATTGAATCGGGCACGATTGATGCTTTTGGATATCTCAAGCAAGATTATCTTATTGTTGATTCAATCGGCCTGACATATGATATTTATAAAGAAGCTGGAATCGAGCCGTTTACTGTTAACCAGCTTCTTGAAAAAATCGCACATGATGATGCAACATGGCAGATTTATGCAGATGGTTATACACAATGCGTCAATCAGTGTGAACAGCCAAAGTCAACTCAAAAAGTAATGCGATATAAGCCAAAGAATATTGCTGAGTTGACCCAGTTCATAGCTGCAATCAGGCCGTCATTCCAATCTATGTATCAGACATTTGAGCAACGGCAACATTTTGATTATGGCATCAAGGCTCTTGACGATTTGCTCCAAGATGAATACTGCTCATCATCATTCATTCTATATCAAGAATCTCTAATGAAAGTCCTTGGCTTTGCTGGCTTCCCTATGTCTGAGACATATACTATCATCAAGGCAATCAGTAAGAAAAAGGATTATATTATCAAGGATGCAAAGCCAAAATTTATCAAGAATTTTGCTCAAGCCATTCTTGATACGGGCGAAACAGATGATGATAATAAAGCGCATGAGCTTGCTGATAAAGTATGGACGATTATTGAGAATAGCGCCGCATATGGCTTTAATAGTGCCCATGCTTATTGTATGGCTATTGATAGTGTAACGATTGCTTATCTCAAAGCGCATTATCCACTTGAATTTTATAAGTGCGTGCTCCAGCGATTCACTGATAAGGGCGAAAAAGACAAGGTTGCACTCATTAAGCAGGAGATGCTAAAACGCGGCTATAAGCTCAAAGATATTCAATTTGGAGATGATAATAGAGCATTCAATATAGACCGTTCTAACAACTGTATTGTGCAAACTATGGCATCTATTAAGGATATGCCTAAGAGCGCACCAGAGGCACTATATGTGCTTGGAAAATCTGATATAAAGAATCGCGCCGCTCTATATCAAGCTCTTATGGACGATCCTAGAATCAATAAGAAAGCCATTGAAATTTTATTCCATCTTGGATATTTTAACAAATTTGCTCAACCAAATCGGCTCATTGCTGAATATGAAATTTATCAAAAATATATTTCAGCAAAGGTATTGACAAAATCATCATTTGATGATATAATGATAGATGTAATTAGACCGTGTTGTGGTAAAGAAACCGAGAAGCAATTTAGAGAGATTGACAATAAAGCATTGATAACAGCTTTAATTAAACAAGCAAATATCAAACCAGCTACTATTGTTGACCGTATTAAATGGCAACTTGAGTATCTAGGATATTGTACAGTAAATGACCCAAATTCAGACCCCAACGATTGGCTGGTGCTAGATGTAAAGACAACAGGATATGGTACGGTTTATTGTACACTATACAACCTATGCTATGGGGCAGAACGCACATATAGGGTTAATAAGAAATTCTGGACGAATCATCAATTATCAAAGGGTGATGTAATTAGAGTTGTGTTACAAGAAAAAAATAAAATGAAAAAGGACGAAAATGATGAATGGGTGACGCTGAGCGAAAAAATCGTGGAGATGAAATGTTGGAAGAAATTGGAGGTGTAAATAATGGATGCTGTTGATTTTTTGAACGAAGGTACTAGGATGTGCAATAGTTATGAAGCATGTGTTGGTTGTCCTATGGAGGAAACAGATGATTGCTGTATGGTTAATATAAATCTCAAGCAAATGATAAGTATTGTGGAGCAATGGGCAAAAGAACATCCTATAAAAACAAGGCAGAGCGAATTGCTTAAGCTATTTCCTGAAGCTAGTGTGCTATATGATGAATATCTAAATATCTGTCCAGCTCAACTTTCAAGTGAATGTCGTGATAAGAAAACTGGTGGATGTTATGACCCCGGAATGGATTGTGGCAAATGCAAACGTGATTTTTGGCTAAAAGAAATTGAATGAGATTAAGGAGGATTGAGTAAGTAAAATAATACTTGACAAATATGCGAGTATGTGATATAATATAGTAGAGGTCAAAGCTAGGTTGCAAACTGGCTTAGTTTAAGAGGGTTGCCTATATCCACCCTCTACTCTAAATAAATCTTATATAGGGAGATTGATAAAAAATGGAAGAAATCTGGAAAGATGTGGTTGGATACGAAGGATTGTATGAGGTAAGTAATTTTGGTAATGTACGGAGTTTGTTTCGATATAAGAAAAAGTTAAAGTGGAATATATGCAACAATGGATATGCAACTGTTCAACTTTTTAAGAACAAAGTTGGTAAAAGATTATTGGTTCATCGTCTTGTAGCAGAAGCATTTTTATTAAATCCAGAAAACTTTCCGATTGTCAACCATAAAGATGAAAACAAATTAAACAATTATGTAAACAATCTTGAATGGTGTACACAAGGATATAATTTATCTTATAATCAAGGGCATAAGAAAAGAGCTGAACGTAAAAGATGGTTTTATGATGAATTGAGTGTGAAATTCAAAGAAAATAATCCCGCTATAAAAATACCAGTTATTCAAATGAATTTGGATGGTGAAATTATAAGAGAGTGGGAAAGCATCAAAGAAGCCATAGAAACACTTGGATATAAATCAAGTCACATTTGTGAATGTTGTAAAAATAAAAGAAAAACATCTAATGGATTTAGATGGAAATATAAGGAGGAAATTTAATTGGGGTAGCAGTTCTTATTTTAGGTGAAAGTGGCTCTGGTAAATCAGCGTCACTTAGAAATTTCAAGCAAGAGGATGTTGGCATCCTAAATGTGGCATCTAAGCCGCTACCATTCAGAAATGTAAATAAGCTACAGAGTATGAACAAGGCAACGTATGGCAGTATCAAAGGTGCGGTATGTAGTGGGAAGAAGCTAAGTTGGGTCGTAGATGATGCTCAGTATCTTATGGCATTTGAGAGCTTTGACAAGGTAAATGAAGTCGGGTATGGCAAGTTCACTACGATGGCTAAGAACTACGAAGATATGTTGCGCGTCGTTCAGGAAGATACCAGTCCTGACACGATTGTATATATCATGCAGCATATTGATACTGATGAAAATGGCAAGGTAAAGGCTAAGACGCTAGGTAAGATGCTAGACCAGCAACTTACAGTAGAAGGGCTGTTTAGTATTGTTCTGTTATGTAAAGCAGATGAGCGCAAGCATTATTTTATCACACAGTCTGATGGCTCGAATCCATGTAAATCGCCAATGGGCATGTTTGATTCTCTTGAAATTGATAATGATCTAAAGATGGTTGATGATACAATCAGAGAATATTATGGGCTAAGAAAGTCAAGTGCGCCAAAGTCTAAATCTACTACTCCAGCTAAAAAAGCTGAGTAAAATATAAACAATCTATTTATTAAAATCAAATTAAAGCGAGGTTAAATTTATTATGAAGCGAATTAACAACTGGGAGAATATTCAGGAAAGCACATCTTTTAAGCGTCTAACGCCAAATGGCTATATTGTTAAGATTCTCAAAGTAGAAGATAATCCTGAAAAGGAGTATCTAAAGATTTATTTTGACATTGTAAAGGGTGATGATAAGGGTTATTTCAAGAAGCAGTATGACGGTGATACACGCAAGGAACGCAAGTGGCCAAATGCTGGTACATTCATCCGTTCTTATAAGGATTCTGCGGCATCTATGTTCAAGGGCTTTACAAACGCAGTTGAGAAGTCCAATAAGGGCTATAAGTGGGATTTTGACGAAAAGACGCTTGTTAATAAGGTTGTTGGTCTAATCATTGCAGATGAGCAGTATCAGAACCAGAAGGGTCAGGTTCGTGTCCGTAACTATGTCGCGGCTGTTCGCTCTGTTGAAACAATTGAAAAGGGCGAATATGAAATTCCTGCACTCAAGGAGCTGGCTACTACTAAGATAACTACATCTACTCCTGCCAATGACCCAATCCCTGATTTTGGCGATGTGTTCAATACAACGCCTACTGATACGCCCACTCCTGCTGAATCAGAAAATCCTTGGGATGATTCTGATGAGAATCCATTTGATTGAGGTTAATTATGGATAAAATTTTACACGTCAATTTTATTACTGTTAAAGACAGTTGGGGCGATGTGCACGGTCACGAATTAGATTCACCAGATTCAGAAAAATTTACATTTACTGCATATAATCTGTGCGAATGTCCAGAGGATGCAACTGTTGATCGTGACTTATTTAATGGCTATGACTATTTAAATGCGATTAGGCTTGGCATGGAATTAGCTAGAGAAGGCTATACTTCTATTGAAGTAAGCGATAGCGAAGAAGATTAAAAAATATTAAAGGCGGGGCTTGACAATCCCGCCTTTTTATTATATAATAGCTATGAGGTGATAAAAAATGAATACAGATGTGATGTTCTCAAGCGCAACAGATAATTGGTCAACGCCGCAAGATTTTTTCGATAAGCTAAATGATGAATTTCATTTCACGCTAGATGTATGTGCCGATGAAAACAATCATAAGTGTGAGCATTATTATACCAAAGAAATTGATGGATTGAGCCGTCCTTGGATTGGGACAATATGGTGCAATCCTCCGTATGGACGTAAAATTGGTGAGTGGGTACGACGCGCTTATATTTCTTCTCATATTGGTTCTGCTACTGTAGTAATGCTATTACCAGCTCGAACCGATACACGCTGGTTCCATGATTATATTTACAACAAGTCAAATATAGAGATTCGTTTTATTAAAGGACGGCTCAAATTTGGTGGATGTAAAAATTCAGCCCCATTTCCATCTATGGTTGTAATTTTTAGATCAAAGTAATGACAAAGTAGGTGATGATGCTTGAATAGATTTCTATGTGTAGCTCAATTACAAGAGCTGCGAATCGACTTATATCAGACCCATATGAAAGCCAGATTCAGCGTCATCACCAATAATCAATGCCTCACCATGAGCCAAACATTAAGCCGCAAATGGAATGAGGCGCAAATCAAGTCATGGCTCAATATGGTGCAATATATCCATCCACGCATAGACAGCTATATATATGTCAAAAATAAACATTATTATACAATGAAAAAATCTGATATACCTACTAAGCTATTGGTATCAGGCAATATCAATGAATGGAAAAAATCATTGTATTATAATGTACAATATTGCCGCATAGTTGAAGATAATGTGGCTGATAGCATGAATATAGAGATGGATGGACAATGGTTGGATTCGAGCCGATTCTTGAATATATGCGGCGATTCGCCTAGAGTGTTTACCATAAAGCGTCCTGACGGCTGTGATGGCTATATATACCGATTGCGGCTTGAATATGATGCTGGATATAGCATAGAGCAAAATCGGGTTATAACGCATCCTAGCTGTCTTAGGGTAGTTGATTGCAAGAAAACAGATGCGGTTATGAGCCAAGAAGAAATTGATAAGTGGATGTTAGAATATGAGATAATTTCCTCTTGACAAATCAATCAATATATGCTATACTTGGATTATCAAAGAGATGGAGGTAATGACAATGAAATGGGAAGCGTGGTATTATGACTATATCAATGGCAATAATAAAACGTACATTTACGTTGAAGCCGATTCTTTTGATGAGGTGATTGCTAAAGCTCGTCGTATTGACCTTAGAGTAAACGCGGCAAGAGTGGTAAGTGAATGAGCAAGCCACCTACAGTTAAATGCCGCCAATGCGGTAAATCAACGCCAAAACAAGATACAATCGAATATAAGCCTAAGTTCTATTTCTGCTGTGAACAATGTAGGCAGGATTATATCAATGCTCATATCGTTAAGCCCAAAGCAGAATCAAAAGATGATAGGCGCAAATTGCTGGATTATATACGTCAAGTTGCCCCTGATGCCAATATGCGGCTTGTAGGTATCCAGCTTGCTCAGTTGATGAAAGATAATCCTGATATGACATATGGCGGCATTGCTTATACTATCAGATATATCCATAAAGAGCTTGGAAAGGATATATCTCAATCGCCGCTTGGACTGGTCAAGTATAAGTATGATGAATGTAAAAAATATTATGCTTGGCTAAATCAGGTAAGGCAGAATATACAGCAATGGCAAGCTGAAGATGGGGTTGAGACGATTGTGAAAAGAAATGATGAGGAGGATGTGTTTGGGTAATGGCACAAATTCAATATAAATTTAATAAAAATGATGAATATTACACACCGGCATATGCGGTTAAGCCACTTCTTAAATACCTACTTCCACATAGCAATATCTGGTGTCCGTTTGATACGGCTGAGAGCCAGTTCGTTCAGGTGCTAGATAAAGCTGGACACAATGTTATACATTCTCATATCTCAATGGGGTTGGATTTCTTTGAGAACGAACCGCCATTTGGCACAGAGTACATCATCTCCAACCCTCCATATTCTCTAAAGACAGAGGTATTTCAAAGACTGTATGAGCTTGGAAAATCATTTGCTATGCTTATCAATTTTCAGGGCATCTTTGATAATAAGGCGCGATTTGATATGTTTGAGAAATATGGTTGTGAAATGATGTGGCTAAGTCCTAGAGTGTCTTATGTTAGACCAGATTGCTCAAATAGTTCAGTGCCATTTCAAAGTGGCTATCTCTGCTACAAAATGTTACCATCTCAGTTAGTATTTGAGAGGATTAACAAGAAGGAAGGTGTGTTTGGATGAAACATAAAATGATTGGATGTTCTGAAGAATGCCTGAGATTAGCTTGCTGTGATTTCTGCATTTATGTCGCTCGTGAGCCTGTGTATGATGAGGCTGGGCTTATTGTTGATACCGAACCATCTGGATGTAGATTACATAACGATGAGCGTCATCAAGATATCGCTGAAAGCTGTGGTCATTGTCCTGATTTCCATTGTTTTAGAGCACATGAAGATAATATGGTTGTAAAGGAGATTGATGATGATGACGTGGTATAGTATTGGCAAAAATAGTAAACCAGATGATTATGAATGGGTGCTTGTTTCATTTCTTACAGAAGACAGTAGACAAAGATGCTCTGGCACTTGTGTTGTAGCTGCACTTTGGGAAGATGATGAGGGATGTGCTATATGGTATGACGGTAATCGATTCTATAACATTCATACAACAGACCGTTGGGCATATATTGAATTGCCGGAGGATTGAGAAATGGAATATGATTATAATAAGGCACTAAGATGGGCGTTCTCAAATATCATGTATGAAGATGATCCAGAGGTGCTTTGTGCTATCGTAAATGCCATCAATAAGCAGTTGCCAAGCAAACCCTATTATCGTAAAGAAGAAGATGCAGAGGGATGGGCTTGTCCTAATTGCGATATGGGCGTAGAGCATGACCATGGTAGAATTAAGGATACATATTGTCACAGTTGTGGGCAGTTGTTAGATTGGGAGGAATAATCATTGCTCTATGACCAAAATTCTGTTAGGCTGCTATTAGGTTGTTTGCTAATCAAACCTTCTCTTGCTATTTCTGACAAGTACCCTCTAAGCCGTGATGATTTTACGGTCGATTTTCATCTCAGATTATGGCAAGGGTGTGTTGCTCTAGCTAAGCGTGGAGCTGAGTCCATATCGTCACTAGACATTTATATGCTATGTAAGAACAATAAGCAGGTAGAGGATATATTCAAGTTAAATCAGTTAGACGATTTCATTGATACAGTCAAGCAGCTTGCTAATGTTGGAAATTTTGAGGTCTATTACAACAACACGCGCCGAGCCACATTACTTCGTTCTTACAAAAACGCTGGCTATAATGTAGACAAATTTGAGCAAGATGATAAAGCAACCATAGAGGATATAGTACAATATTTTGACGCACAGCAAATAGCTATAAAAAAGCAATTTTATAAAGACAAGGATATAGACGAGCTAAAAGCCGGTGATGGATTTGAAGCGGTTAAAGAGGGATTTAAGGCAGAGCCGCTATTCGGTGCAACGACTTTTAGTGAATATCTAAACACAGCAGCTAGAGGCTGGATTCCGGGGCAGCTATCTATCTATTCAGTCGATTCAGGCGTAGGAAAGTCAACTATTGGCTTGGCTAATCTTGTGCAAGTATGTTGTCCTAGAATCTATGATATGGATAAGGGGCAATATGTAGACAATCCATGTTATCAACATAAAGCTGGTCTATATCTTCAATTTGAAATGGCTGGTGATACTGAAATTACGCCTAAAATTGTGGCTACAATTAGCGGCGTACCATGCTTTAGCATCTTGAATGGGCGGTATGAAGAAGGTGAAGAAGAGCGTGTGGATGAGGCTATTAAAATTCTGCATGAATCTAAATTATATATCGTCACCATGCCCAATTATACTGTTGATTTGATTGAATCCTATGTAAAGGATTATGTAGTCAATAAGCAAGTGGGCTTCCTATGTTATGATTATATCGTTGAATCCTCATCTGTATCGAGCGACTTAGCTAAAAAGAATGGCGTATCTACTCGTTCAGATCAGGTGCTATCTGGCATAGCAAGTAAGCTCAAGGATTTAGCTGTTGAATATAATATCGCCGTCTTGACATTTACTCAGGTCAATGCTAATGCTATGACGCAAGAAATTATGGATAGCGGCGTTGCGGCTGGTTCAAGAGCAATTCAGAACAAGGCTGATGTAGCTGGCGTAATCATGCCATTACGCCGTAAGGAGCAAGAGATAGCCGATATGATGATGGAGAAATATCCTGATAAAGTAAAGCCAAATCGCGTATTATCTGTCTATAAAATGCGCTTTTCACAAGTTGAACAGGGTATTAAGATATATTTTAATCTTGATTTGAATACAGGACGAACAAAGGATTGTTTTGTAACTACAAAGTTTGACAAGTTAATATCGCTAACGAAAACAAGATTGATATATTCTAAAAATAATACTTGACAAATACAACTGAATATGGTATAATTAAAGAAACAGAATAGGACAGCGGTCTTGCAAGGCGTTTTGATTGATAAACTCCCAATCAATTACTATTCTGTTTTAATTTTATATAAGGAGTTTGTAAAATGAGTAAAAGATTAGAGCTGACTGGCGTTAGAAGTGGAAGATTAACGGCGATATGCTATGTTTACAGTGATAATAGAGGACAAGCTGTTTGGAAGTGTAGATGTGATTGTGGCAATTATAAAAATGTAATGGCGAGACAAATAAGGGCTGGAATTGTAAAATCTTGTGGTTGCCTTAAAAAAGAACGCACGTTGGCGTTAAATGCTACAAAGAAAAAATATAATCAATATGAATTTGACGATAAATTTGCCTATGGTACATTAAGTAATTCAGATAAACCTTTTATAGTGGATTTAGATGATTATGATAAAATTAAAGATATTTATTGGTACGTCGATTCTGATGGATATGTAAAAGGTCATAATCCAAAAACAAACAAACAAATAAAACTGCATAAATTGATAATGGGCGATTGTGGGAATTGTTACATCGACCATTCAGACAGAAATAAATTAAATAATTCTAAAAATAATTTAAGAAAATGCTCGCAAAGAGAAAATTCTATAAATAGGACGATAAAGAAAAATAGCAAAAGTGGATATTTGGGAGTATATCAACAGAATGGAAAATGGAGAGCCGCCATAACCATCAACCAGAAGATGGTGTACTTAGGGTCTTATGTAACTAAAGAAGAAGCTTTAATTGAAAGATTGAAAGCAGAGAAGAAATACTTCAAAGAATTTGCTCCTCAAAGGCATCTTTTTGAAAAATATAATATATAATCTTACTAAGACAAGGTTGGTGTATGCTAAATGACATGGGTGATTTATGGAATAGCATTGTGTGTATCGTTTTTAGCCATTCTTTTTGGAGAATACGAATACAAGAGAACCAATAAATATAGCGATTTGCTCATATGCGGCATTGGTTGTGGTTTATTGGCGTTTACGTTGATGTTCGGCGCGACATTGATTTTTGTCTTATGATCGACATTCAATCTCTTAAATCTCAGCTAACCGATGACCGCATTATAGAGCTAATGGATGCTCTAGGTGCTCCATTGATGAAGGCTGATAGCAACAATTTGATATTTCCAAGCATATGCCATCAGAGCGACCCGTTAGCTCATTCCGCTAAATTATGGCTATACCTCGATTCTATGCAATTCCACTGTTGGAGCTGCGGCTTTTCAGGTGATGCTATATCTCTAGTTCAACACGTCAAGCATCTTGACTTTAATCAAGCTGTCTCATATATCTGCTCAGTCCTACATCTACAAGTAGGGCAAATAGAGCAAAATGAGCAGCTTGATAATTGGGCTGAATTGCGCCGATTTTTACCTAATGCTGAGCCAGAGCCAGATAAGCTCTTGACATATGACAAGTCTATATTATCTCTATTTGACCATTTATATCCGCAAGAATGGCTAGATTATGGCATTTCAGTGGATATACTTGATAAATTTGGCATAGGCTGGTATGCGCGTCAGGCGTGTATTTCCATACCTGTTGTGTTTAATGGTCAACTAGTAGGCGTGAGAGGGCGATACACAAGAGAGCAGGATGTGGCTAAGGGTAAGTATAGACCAATATGTACGCTGGATGGGACAGTTCTAAAGTTGGCAACATCACAAGTCATGTATGGCTATGACCAAAATAAAGCCGCTATTGAAAAGTCACGCCAAGTAGTGCTATTTGAGAGTGAAAAGTCAGTACTAAAAGCGCCAAGTTACAATTTGCATAATGCTCTAGCCGTCTTTGGCTCTAATATAAGCAAACAGCATATACAGCTATTACTAGAGTTGGGCGTGAATGATGTAGTGCTATGTATGGATAGCGACTATAAGCAAGTGGGCGATGATGAATTTAAGTTCTTTGTTGTCAAGATGAAAAAACTGGCGGCTAAGTTAAAGCCATATTTTTCGGTCAGCATAGTGTATAACAATCAAGGCTATGATATGTATAAATGCAATATGATGGATATACCATATGAACAAGCTATGAAATTATGGGAAGGTAGAGTAAAAATTTAATATAGCTATTGACAAATCAATGCCCGTGTGTTACTATATATACAAGCCAATCGGCTAATACATATTTGGAGGATTACAGCATGAAGAAAATTACATTGACGGTCATGGACATTGAAGAGGCGTTTATGCTCTATAAGGGTAACAAGCATTTAAGAGAAGAGTATAAGAACATTGAGTCGTTTAAGAATGCTCGAATTGATGATATCAATTCCATGATGGATTTTCTAAATAACGACGCAGAGGACATTAGAATGTTGACGGAAAACGAAACCGACCTTCTTGGGCTTGACCATGGTGGACTGTATTATATCAGTACATGGAATGATGAATATGTGCTAGTTGAAGAAATTTGATAATTTAATACTTGACAATCAGCCTCCTTTATGATATAATTACTATATCAACAATAAGGAGGTTGATTTTATTATATATGAAATATAATGTATCGCTGATACGATGTAAACGTAGTAATCCAGAATATCAAGAAATTAGAGACAGGCATTATATACCGAATCATGGCACATTTGGTCAGCAAATTCATTATCTTATAAAATTAGATGACGAGACAGTTGGGATTATTTCTGGCGCATCTGCTGTATATGCTGTAAAAGCTAGAGATGATTATTTTGGCTTGACCAAAGAAAATAAGAGGGTCGCGCTTAACTCAATTATTAACAATACTGTATTTCGATTGGAAAAGAACTTGCCTAATCTTGGTACGCAGATTTTAGCTATGTGGCGCAAGCAAATCGCCGCAGATTGGGAAGCGCAGTATCATGTGCGTGTTCACGGATTTGAAACATTTGTCATTGAGAACGAAACAAGAAAAGGATGTATGTATAAAGCTGATAATTGGGAATATATAGGACAAACAAAGGGTAGTACAAAGACTCATAATGGTATGCAGAATAAATCAAAAAGATTAGATACAGAGATTAAGCTAATATATGTTAAGAAAATTAAGGGAACGCATCTTTGTACCGAATATACCCCAACATGGCGATTGAGCGCAAAAGAAAAAGCAATGTTAAATCAAGGAGGTTAATTATATTATGAGTAAATTCAAAGTAGGAGATAAGGTAGCTTATGTAACCAAGCCAGATGAAGAAATTGGCGAGGTGAATTGTGTCGTAGAGGACAGATATGGTTGTCATATCTTTGTTGCGTTCAACAAAAAGAAAGTATATGAAATGCAACTAGCCGGTTATAACTATGATGAAGATAAACTAGTTAAAATTGACGAGTATGCCTTATCTGACGATGAAATCTACGATATGCTCAATCCGAAAATGAAAAATAGCAATGTGTGGAATCATGGATATAGAGTTGTTGCTTATGATGATGGATACCATCTAGTAAGAGAGGATAATGATGTTATCAATGCTATTGCTCTAGCATATCGCTCTGGTTTTCTTAGAGCTAAGAAAGGCAGACCGTTTAAGATTGGAGGAGAGAAAAATTAAGATTCATCCACTACTAGATTCCCTTAATGAAGTCACATTTTTAAGGGAATACTTAACCGCTTGTGGCATAGCTGATGTTGACTCATATCTCAATCCAGATAGTATTGAATATCAATCGCCTGAGATATATAAGAATATGGATGTGGCTGTTGATATGTTCAAGTACGCTAATGATGATATTCAGATCGGTATTGTTGCCGATTCTGACGGAGATGGCAACTTGTCAGCGGCTATTGCATATTTGCTATGTAAGGAATTTGGCAAGAAAGAGCCGACTGTACTATTCCATTCTGGAAAGCAGCACGGGATTCAGGACTTGATACAAGATATTATTGATGCTCACATTGATTTTCTCATCTTGCCAGATTCAAGCTCTAACGAGAACGACGCTTGTTTAGAGCTTGAACAGCATAAATGTACCTGTCTTGTTCTTGACCATCATATCATTGAGCGAGAGAATAAACACGCTGTTGTAGTCAATCCATATAATAGTGTTATTATTCCACCAATGCCAGATGACCAACTTGAGCTAGTTGAGCGCATCTATAATGGCGTTAAGGTCACATACACTTGCAACACCGACATCAGCGGTACAGGCGTTGTAGAAAAATTTGCTTGTGCGCTTGGGTCAAATCAATCTTTCAAAGACTTAGTAGCCATTAGCCTAATCTCTGATATTTGCAGTTTGCGTTCACTTGAGAACCGCAAATATGTATATGATGGCTTAACGAATCCAACCAATCCATTTATCAAATACTGCTTAGAGAATTGTTGCAATCGTGGTGTTAATCCAGAGGGTGTAGCATTTGGTATTGCGCCACTTGCTAATGCGCTGGCTCGTAGTGATGACCAATCTACTAAGCGGCTATTTTTTGATGCGCTGATTGGTAAGATTGAGCCAGAAGCCGCTGTAAAGGCTATGAAAGCCGTCAAGTCCAAGCAGGACTATCAGGTCAAGAAGGTTGTAGATAAACTGTCAGATGGGCTTGACACATCCCATAAGGTCATTATCGGCTTTGGCGAACCTGAGAATAAATCCTATTTAGGGCTTGTAGCTAATAAATTCTGTGGTAAATACAATAAGCCTACATTCCTGCTGAGAGAGCTGAATAGCACAACATGGTCTGGCTCGATGCGCAGCCCTATTGATTTGCTTGAGATTATCAATGAATCAGGATTGGCTAAATGTCAAGGGCATGATGCCGCTGCCGGTATCACAGTTAAGAAATCCAATCTAAAGCGATTTGCGCGATTCTTAGATGGGCTTGATTTGGACGTAGAGCCAGATATTGAAGTAGCGGCTCAAATCGAGCCTAATAATATCACACGCAATCTTGCAAATGTGTGCGTAGAAAATAATATCCTATGGGGCAAGGATATAAACAAGCCGTTATTTCATTGTACTTTAACATCTCCGCAGATTTATGTATATCGTAATCGCTCAACTACTGTCAAGCTGATTCAGGATGGCATTGAGTTTATCAAATTCTTTGTTAATAATGAAGAAGCAAGCCAATTTGAATCAGCTCAAGGTAAATCCATAGAGGTAGCAGTATCGCTTGGATTGAATGAATATAATGGACAAATTAAGCCTCAAGCTATTATTGAGCGATATGAGATTATTGATAAGACAGAAAATGAAATTGATTGGAGTGAATATTTTAATTGAGCAATTTAAGAAAATGGACTAAGGCGATTAGTATGGTTACATCTGTTATACTATATACACTGATTTTACGTGGTTATAGCAACAGATTGGTGTTGTTGGTAGTGGCTGTTATTGCTTGTATGGCAAATAGCCTAGATGGTTGGATTGGAGGGGATGAGTCTAAATGAGTAAAATGACTATTGGAGATTTGCGACAAAAGCAAGCATTGCCGCTAGAGGCAAAGATTATTGCGTCCAAACAACGAATCAAAGAATGGTATGAGCATTGGAACGGAGAGGTGTATATTTCAAACTCAGGTGGCGTTGATTCTACCGTCCTTAGTCATCTTGTTCATTCATTATATCCAGATGTTCCAGATGTCTATTGCGATACAGGGCTTGAATATCCTGAATTACGCGATTTCATCATGGATAAGCCAAATGTTATTGTATTAAAGCCAGCGCTCTACGATAGAAAAATGAAGATATGGCATCATGTCTCATTCGTCAAGGTTATTGAAAAATATGGCTACCCAATTATTAGTAAAGAGCAAGCTGCATTTATTCAAGAATATAGGACTTCTAAAAGCGAACGGCTAAAGCAAATTCGGCTTAATGGGAACAAATATAACCGTGGTAAAATCTCTAAAAAATGGATCAAGTTTATTGAGCCATCTTGTTATATCCCAGTAAGTGATAAATGTTGCGATATAATGAAGAAAAATCCATCAAAGCGATTTGAGCACGAAACGGGCTTACATCCATATATCGGCACTATGACAGACGAGAGCGCTCAACGTGAATCGAATTGGCTCAAGTTTGGTTGTAACGCATTTGACAAGGATAGACCAACCAGCAATCCATTATCATTTTGGACTAAATCAGATGTATTACATTATATCATCAAATATAATATCCCCTATGTTAAAGAAATCTATGGTGATATTGTAGAAAAGGACGGTGTATATACTACAACCAAGCAAAAGCGTACAGGTTGTATCTTTTGTGGATTCGGTTGCCACCTTGAAAAAGAGCCAAATAAATTTCAAACATTAGCTACTATCAATCCTCAACTCTACGACTATTGTATGCGCGGGGGTAAATATGATGATTCTGGTATGTGGATTCCTGATAAGGGGATTGGCATGGCTAAGGTGTTAGATTATATCAATGTCAAATGGTGGAATGATGGCGATGAAGCCAGACGAGATGAATATAGAGCAAAGTATAAGGAGAAAGAAGAAATTGAGCAGAGCAGAAAGAAATCGTCGCAAACGGACTGAGCATCCCCTAAAATATGCGCCTATCAAATGCCCAAATTGCGGCTTAATGGTAGATGAAAAATATGTAGTTGACATAAATTCTACTTGTCCCATTTGTGGCAATGAGCTATTTGCAGAATTAAAGAAAATGATTGAAAAATAATTAAAATAGGGTATTGACAACCTCCTGATTCTATGATATACTTGATTTATCAAAGAACAGGAGGTTGTTTTAATGCAAGACGTATTAACATATGAAGCATGGCTTGATGCTGTATGCCATATCTGCAATAGCTTACTGAAAGCAAATGTAAGCGTAACAGGTAATAACGAATTTAAGGTGACAGCTACAAAATATCGTTGGATTACATTTATTGATTGTGCCGGATTTGAAGCAATGTATAATGAAGGCTGGGAACCGGCGTTTGGAGCAACTAAGCTGATGGAAATTATTATTGATAGATGGGAACAACTGCTGGTTGAGGAGGATAAATAATGCAATATATGGGTGGCAAAAGCCGCATTTCTAAACAAATTGCAGAGGTATTAAATTCAGCTATCAACAAAGATACACCGTTTGTAAGCCTGTTTTGCGGCTCATGTGCTATTGAATCAAAAGTACAAGCAGATGTTAAAATTCTTAATGACAAGCATCCATATCTCATTGCTATGTGGCAAGCACTACAAAATGGCTGGACACCGCCTGATGTTGTGACCAAAGAAGAATATTATCGTGTTAAAGCTAATATGGACGAAAATCCTGCATTGACTGGATTTGTTAGATTTGGTTGCTCATTCGGCGGAAAATGGTTTGGAGGTCTAGCAAGCAATAAAAAAGGCGATAATTATTGTGCAAGAGCAGAGCGTAGTTTGCTCAAAGATTTGCGCGGAGTACAATCTGCTACATTCACTTGCCTTGACTATCATGACGTAGAAATCCCGGATGGTGCGGTTGTATATTGTGACCCACCCTATGCCAATACGACGGGATATACAGTTGGACAATTTGATACGAATGAATTTTGGTATTATATGCGTCAGCTGTCTAAGCGATGTGATGTATATATCAGTGAGGAATCTGCGCCTGATGATTTTGAATGTGTATGGTCACAAGAATTAACGAGAACGCTTGACTTCAATAAATCCAATCAACCAAAGAAAGTAGAAAAATTGTTCAAATATAAGGGATAATATGCAAACAGTAAGATTAACCCCAATGCGCATGATATTCAATAACCCTGAATCCAATTTCTCAATTATATCATGCAGCACTAAGGATGAAACAATAGAAATCAACCCTCAATATGGCACAATCAGCCTAAAAGGAACTGGCATTGCTGATCTAAAGATGGGGCAATCCATTGATTGTATCATAGAGCCATGTGTGGACGATAAATATAAGTATAGCTATAAATTCATTGGCTTTGCTGGATTTGTGGCTAAAGATGGCAAATTCAATTTGACTGAAAAAGCCGAGCTACAGACATTGCGTAGTTTAATGACTAATGGGCAAGCTGAATCATGTCATGCCGCATATCCTCATTTTGTCAGTATGGTGCTAAATGGTGAAGCCGACAAACTGGATTACAAAAAAATTCGTGGTGTAGGCAAGGTGCTATTACCTAGATATATTGACAAAATCAAGACGATTAACAAACGTGTTGAATTTATGGGCGAAACATATTCTTGGGGCATTGAGCATGATGAGGATATAAATAAAATCGCCGCGACATATAAAAATGTATATGGATTTAGTAAGGATATAAATACCAATCCATATGCTGTTATGATTAACTTGCTTGAATGGTCTTTTGATAGGGCTGATAGGGCAATAACAAAGAAAACGGAAAAATGGATAGATAGCTATGAACGATGCGAGGCGGCTACTATATATGCTCTAAAGCATAATGAGCTAGACGGTAATACAAGGATGCAAGCCAAGATGTTGTTTGATATAATCAAACGCCGCGCGCCTCAATGCATTCGTCGACTCCTTGATGTTGTGACGAAATCGGCGCAAGTACACTATGACGCTCCTAGCCAAAACACAGCTCTACAAGCTACATATAGTGCTGAACAACATATTGCTAATGTCATCAAGAAAAAAATAGCCAATCCACATTATTATCCTATGGATTGGCAGAAGTTTACAAGTGTAGACGGTTTAGAGCTGACTGATGAACAAACGCAGATTCTTGAAATGGCTTGTAAACAAGATGTTATGATGCTGACTGGTTCGGCTGGTTGTGTTGATTGCGATACTGAATTTTTTACTGGTACTGGTTGGAAGCGAATTGCGGATTATCAAGACGGCGACAGGGTGCTTCAGTACAACGAGGACGGAACAGCAGAACTTGTAAATCCCATTGCTTATATCAAGAAGACATGCAATACGTTATGGCATTTTGAGACGCTTCGAGGATTAAATCAAACTGTCTGTGATGATCATAGAATTATATATGAAACAAGAGACGGTGTATTAAAAGAATGTAATATTGAACAACTAAAACAAATGCACTTACCGTCAACCAAGAATTTCCAAGGGAGGTTTCTCACAACATTCAACTTTGGTGGTTCTGGTATAGATTTAAATGAATGGCAAATTCGTCTAATGTGCGCGGTTTTGGCAGATGGGCATTTCAACGCCGGTAATAAAAATAGCACAAGATGTACATTTCATATAAAAAAGCAACGTAAGAAAGATAGACTGATTTATCTTTTCAATAAAAATGGACTTGAATATAAAGAACATGAAAGTACAGAAGAAGGATATACTGACTATCATGTGTATGTTCCAAGGAGAGAAAAGCAATTTACAGAGTATTGGTATGGGTGTTCTAATGAACAATTAAAGATAATTGTAGATGAGGTTGTTTATTGGGATGGATGTATAAGATACACAAAAAATAATACTAAGCATTTAACTTATTGTTCATCTATAAAATCAGACGCAGATTTCATTCAATATGCAGCATCCGCGATTGGAATTAGAGCGTCTATAAGCACTTGTAATAGAATTGGTGAAATCAAGCATTTGAACGGGAAAGAATATATTAGAAAGACAAATGTATATACGGTTCATTTTTCCAACAGAACAAAAGTAGGATTGTGTTCAGATAATAGAAGTAAATGTACTAAAACGCCCATAACTCAAGTGCCAACCACTGATGGATATAAATACTGCTTTACAGTACCATCACATATGCTCGTACTAAGAAGAAAAGATTGCATTTTCATTACTGGCAACTGTGGCAAAACAACAAGTATGCAAGCACTTGTTAATATGCTAGATAGCAATGGGTACACATATACTCTACTTGCCCCGACAGGAATATCTAGCAAAAAATTACGAGAAGCAACGCAAAAAGAAGCGTCCACCATCCATATGTTTTTAACCATGAGTGAGAACCTAGGAGATTATCTAATCATAGATGAAGCCAGTCAAATTAGCGTCCATTTGCTATCAATGCTATTTGATAAGGTAACAGACCGTACTAAGATAATCTTCATAGCCGACCCATCTCAGCTTGCATCTATTGCTTGCGGCAACATTGTTGAGGATATGCTTGATAGCGGCATCGTGCCTGTATGTAACTTGACTAAGGTATTCAGATATAACACATCTGGCATTATTACTATAGCTACTGATGTACGAAATGGAGTAAATGACCATCTGACAGATACTTTCACAGATTATAAGTTCATTGAAACTGATACATTAGTAATCAAGCAAATTGAGCAAGAATATGCGCGGCTCTTATCAGATGGATATAGTAAGGATGATGTGCTGATTCTATCTCCATTCAATAAGGGCGACGTTGGCTCATTGGCTATCAATGCGGCGATTCAAGCCAAATTCAATCCGAATGAATTAAGCAAAGTTGGGCATACAATCAATGATACGTCTATCTATTTCAAAGTGGGCGATAAGGTAATAAACAAAAAGAATGAATATGCTATGCCGCTTGTTGATGATGATACGGCTTTTGTAGCTAATGGCGATATTGGAACGGTGATGGAAATTGTACCTGATGAAAAAGAGCCGTATATGATTGTGCGATATGATTGCGGCGATTGTATAGTCGATAAGGCGCATATCAAGAATACGCTACTTAGCTATTGTTGCTCCATCCATTCAGTGCAAGGTAGCCAAGCAAAGGCTGTGATTGTGGCGATTGATAGAAGCCATGTAAGGATGCTAAGCCGTAACCTGTGTTATACGGCGGTATCACGCGCACAAGAGCGACTAATATTGATTGGAGATGAGACGGCTATTCAAGAGGGATTAAAGGTACAAGAAGAAAAGGAAAGAGACACTGAATTAAAGGAGATGTTGATTAAATGAACTATGAATTTCATGTAGGAGATTATGTAAAGACAAGAGCTGGATTTATCGGATATATTGATGGTATCAATGATTTAGAAGATGATAATATCGCAGTTCGCGTATGCTATAGCGATGGAGATAGTGGATATTTTAGAGTTGACGACTTAAATATCACAAATAATTTTCTGCGTATTGGCGCATATGATTTCACTAAGAAAGAGAAGAAGAAGATTATGAGACTGAGTGAAGATGATAGCTGGCTTACATTTAGAAATACAAACAAGGCGAATGTCAATCTTTGCTATATTATCAAGAGAATCAATGAGCTTGTTGATGCTGTGAATAAATTGATGGATAAGGAGGATACTGAATGAACCACCATAAGCTAAATGAATGTACTTTCAAATTGTCTGTTCCAGTGGGTGAGATGCGCGGTGAGCCAACCAGAGTATGTTCAGTATGTGGAGCAAATGAGCTTGGATATACTGGCTCATATTATAGTAAGTCTGAATTTTGGCTTTGTTCAGAATGTCTAAAGAAATTAAAGAAATTGCTTGACAAATCAACCGAATCGTGATAATGTATATGACAAGGAGGTAAGGTAATTGACAAAGAGCCAGCTAATTCTTAATTTAGCAAAGATACGCACAATGGCTGAAGGTATGTCACAAGTGCGCATCCACATTGGAAACCAGCTATATGATGTTGACCACATTGACACAGTAATTGATATGGATACCAATAAGCCAAATATTGTTATTCATGTTAAGGAGAATTAAAAGGAGGATGATTTATTGTTTGTAAATGAGGTATATGAATCTATTTGGAAAGATAGATACCAAAAAAATGGCGAATCATATAATGACCAGCTATGGCGTGTAGCTGATTTTATTGCTACTGCTGAATCATCTGTCGAAGAAATTAGAAATAAGTGGGCAGACAAATTCTTCAGTATTATGGACGCCGGTTATTTCTTCCCGGCTGGACGTACCATGAGTAATGCCGGTATTGGTGAAAAGCTAACTCTTAACAACTGCTTTGTAGCACCTATTGTTGGCAACAGCATGGAGCAGATTTTTAATGCGGTTAAGCTAGGTGCTATGACACATAAGGCTGGTGGCGGCATTGGATACGCTTTTAGCAATCTAGCACCCAATGGTTATAGAACCCGTAATGACGCGATTGCATCTGGTCCAGTTAGCTTCATGGATGTATTTAATGCTCAGACAGCTACTGTGCAGCAAGGCTCAAGACGTGGTGCAAACATGGGTATGCTCAGTGTATATCACCCTGACATTCTTGAATTTATCCACGCTAAGTCAGCTACAGAAGGGCGGCTTAATCATTTCAACCTATCTGTTGTTGTAGATGATGCTTTTATGCAGCTTGTCATTGATAATGGTCAAGTTCAGCTACACTGGCCTATCTATGACGAGAAGGGTAATAAGCTACCGCCAGATAAGTGGGATAAGCAATTTACTAAGCTAGTACCAGCTCGTGATATTTGGAATGAAATTATGCAGATGGCATATGATAATGGCGAACCGGGCGTATTCTATGAGGATAATGCCAACAACCGCAATCCAGCATGGTATGTAGAAAGAATTGTTTGTAGTAATCCCTGTGCTGAATATCTAGCAGGAACAATCAATGCAACAGACCCATCTCAATATGGTGGCGCGTGCAATCTTGGTTCATTGTTCCTACACAATTTTGTAAAGAATCCATTTACCAAGCAAGCACATCTTGATACTGATGCTCTAAGAGATACAATCTCTATTGCTGTTCGTATGCTAGACGATATTATTGACGTCAATAAATTCCCTGACAAGATTTACGAAAATTATCAAAAGAGTATGCGCACCATTGGCATTGGCATCACTGGTCTAGCAGATATGCTGGCTATGCTTGGCATGAAGTATGATAGTCAGGAAGCAAGAGATTACGTTGAATCTCTAATGCAGATGATTACCAATGCTGAATATTATGCGTCTGTTCAGCTTGCTAAAGAAAAGGGCTGTTTCCCTCTATGTGAGCCAGACAATCATATGCGCGGCAATTATGTAATGGATACACTAGAATCTACACTGGCTAAAGATATTGCCAAATATGGTATTCGCAATGCCAAGATTCAGGCGGTTGCACCATGCGGTACAATCTCTATGGTATTTGGCAACAACTGCTCTAGTGGTATCGAGCCAATCTTCTCATTGAGCTATGACCGCAAGGTAAAAATTGGCGGACAGAACGATAAAGACGTAAAAATCGTCAAGATGATGGATTATGCTTATTACCTCTATCATAAGCTAAAAGATGATGGTAAGCAACTTGATTTTGACGAGCATGATATTTTCCCAACTGCGCTTAATATGTCTGTTGATGACCATGTAGCTATGCTTGCTATTATTAGCAAATATACCGACATGAGCGTTAGCAAGACTATCAATGTGCCTACTGAAGCATCATTTGATGAAGTCAAAGATATTTATATTCAGTGTTGGAAGAAGGGCATTAAGGGTTGTACAATCTTTCGACCTAATGCAATCCGTCAGGGTATTTTGCTTACTGATGATAAGAAAGACAGCGAGCCCAAGCCTGAATCATCATCCCCAATTCTACCTCGCGGCTCAATCATCGAACCAAGCAATGACCTGATTGGCAAAAAGCGCAAAATCCAGACAGGATGTGGCTCACTTCATGTTCTAGCATTCTTTGACCCTATTGATGGTAATCTGCAAGAGGTATATTTCAATAAAGGCTCGACTGGTGGATGTGCCAATTTCATGACAGGTCTAAGCCGAATGGTCAGTCTACTATGCCGTGCTGGTGTAGATATTATGACTATTAAAGACCAGCTTGATTCAACTGGTGTATGCCCATCATATGCTACTAGAAAGGCAACTCATCATGATACTAGTAAAGGTTCATGTTGCCCTATGGCTATTGGTAATGCACTAGTAGACATGTATAATGAGATGCAGAGCGAACTAGATGATAAAGAGGATGATATTCCTATTACATCAAGAAAACTAAATAAAGCATCTAAGACAATCGCTGAAAATTTTGATAAGGCAACAGAGGCGATCAATAAATTTGCTGATAAAATTGCTCAAATGGCAAAAGATAGCGGTAATGTTTACAACGCGCCAACCGAGGTATGCCCTGAATGTGGCGAACCTATCGTGCATATTGGTGGCTGTGTGCAATGCCCTAATTGTTCTTGGAGTCGATGTGAATAATTATGGCAGAAGAAAAATTTGTAGACCCTAAATTATTACTAAAATATTATCTTGACGATAAATTGTCGACAAGACAAATAGGGGAAATTTTTAATATCACACATGGGGTAATTAAAACAAAGTTGAAAAAATTGGGTGTAGAAATACGCCCATTCAACTCAAAAGAATATTATCGAAATAGAACTAAATATGCAATCCCAAACGACCCACGACGCAGTTATGTGAAAATTGCAGAAGAACAATACGGCGGCAATTTACCGGATGGCACAGTTGTTCATCATAGAGATAGAAATAGAAAAAATTCATCTCCTGATAATTTGTTTATTTTTCCATCAAGCGAGTTACATAATTCATATCACGGATATTTAAGAGTACATGATTATATTGAACCAGAAGAATTTCTTGTACAATATCAGGAGTTATATGAAAGAGTGTTATCTTATGATTTCTTGAAAATGGAATATATAGATAATATGAAATCTGTCAAACAAATATCAGATGAAAACAAGCCCATAAGTAGATTGGTTATAACTTCAAGACTAAAAGAGTATGGTATTTGGAATATGCGTAAACCAACTGTAAATCAATATGATACAAAATGCGAATAAAGGAGTAAATTAAAATGACAGAAAATCGTATCAATTTTTATCTAGGCAGACTAGGTAATGAAGACTGGATTTGCTCATGCGATGAACTAGACCTAATGGGCGAACCAAATAAGGGCGATTTGGTGTATCTACCGATCAATGCTGACGATGATGAACAGGAAATGTATGTGGTGCTACAGAAATATGTTGCGCCAAATGAAATTAGCTATTTCTGCAAGCCATATAATTGGGAGGATTGAACGAATGGAATTTCTACTAAGATATTTTATTGATGGCAATGTGGATTGTGAAGGACGTGTATGGACATATACCCATGCCGCGCAAATGATTATTCCTCGTATTGGTGAACGCGTATGGGTCGATGATAACACCTGTGTAGAGGTTGATATGGTAACATATTCGCCTGATTACTATGATGAGGATGACCTATATCTAGTAGATGTAGAATGTCATGATATCACAGAGGATGTTCTAGCTGAATATGATGTTGAGGAGGACTACTAATTGCCTAATGTATCTAATGTTCGTGTATATGCACTAAATGATTCCATTAGAGCAGCTAAGTATCCAAAGGCGGTTGAGCTTGACGGCTTGACCGCCGAGCTTACTAAAGGTATTTTGGCTTGCTTGAATTGTCCAACAGGTGAGGGACATGATAATGCTCTAAATGGCATTATTGTACAATTTGACCTTACATTTAGCCAGAAGGCATGGGTAGAATTGCAAAGATACCACTTCGTTGATTTCGTCTCATCTTGCTCTACAATGCATAAACTACAGAATATGAATCCCAGATTGCAATGCAATCGCTATGTTGACCCTAGAGCTATTGATATTCTACAAGAAAAGATAAATGAATATAACAGGTTACTCAAAGCAAAGAAAGAACAAGGGCTTGCCGTTGCAGATGAAGAATTGAAGTGGGCGCGACTTGAGATGCTATATAATATCCCTAGCGGTTTTGAGCTTACAGCTGCAATGACTACCAATTATAGACAGCTCAAAACAATCTATCAACAGCGTCGCAATCACGCTCTTACTGATTGGCAGGTGTTCTGTGATTTTTGCGAGACACTACCACGCTTCCTAGAACTAACACAGAGAGGATATGAACCAAATGAGTAAAATTTTTATCTCTCAGCCGATGAACGGCAAGACAACTGAAGAAATTGAGAATGAACGCAATGATATCATTGACAGACTAGCAACACAGTTTGCCAGAGAAAACGAGTGTATTGAAGTTATTTATTCATTCTTCAAAAACACGCCGCATGACGTTAAACTCCTATGGTATCTAGGTGAGTCAATTAAGCTAATGAGTGAAGCTGATGTTGTATTCTTCTGTGATGGTTGGCAGACAGCTAGAGGATGCCAAATTGAGCATGATTGCGCTCTTGAATATGGTATTGATACTATGTATGAGGAGGACTTAATTGATTGAAGATTAAAGCAAAGCGACTATCAGATACCGCCAAGCTACCTACTTATGGTAGTGAAAAAGCGGCTTGTGCGGATATTTATTGTGATTTACGTGTAGACAAGTGTATTGACTTAAATCCTGCACATGTCGATTTCAAGCATATGGAATATAGCGGTGATTGCTTCGATAGGGTTAATATTGCTCCTCATGAGACAATCAAGATTCCTACAGGATGGGCGTTTCAGCCACCTGAAGGATATGCAGGATTTATCTATGCACGGTCTGGGCTTGCTACTAAGAATGGCTTGCGTCCTAGCAACTGTGTGGGTGTATGTGATGAGGACTATTCTGGAGAATATATTGTAGCAGTCCATAACGATACAGACAAATATCAATTCATCAACAATGGTGACCGCATTGCTCAGCTTGAATTTAGACCATATGAACAGGCTGAATTTGAGCTAGTAGATGAACTAGATGAAACAGAGCGTGGTCAGGGTGGATTTGGAAGTACAGGTGCTTAACCATGATTCTACCACGACTATGTATCAATGGTAGTAGATACCGTGTAGAGCTGTATTATCCAGAAGAACCAGATAAACCAATCGCTATCATGTCCGATTCAGCTAAATCATCATGTGATTTATTTACTAATATGCTATATATGGCATTAGAGAACTATGATGATGGATATGATATTGGATATAATGACGCTATAGAGGATATGGAAGGAGGTGAATTTGATGTGGAAGTTTAGACCAATAGGAAAATACTATGAACTATTAGTCGATGGTGATAGCGTTTATCTATGCCGCAAGCAAGACACTATCATTCAAGCGGTGCTTGAAGAACTATGTGATAGACACAATGCTGAAATGGCTAAATATGAAAATCTGGATGTTGAGATTGTCAGCTGCGATGAAGCATATTTGAATGGTCTTGAAGATGGTAAGGAAGAAGCTGCCCAAGAACGATATGACGCTGGCTATGACGAAGGATATCAAATTGGCAAAACAGATGGATATGACTTAGGCTATAGGCGCGGATTAGCTGATGCTATTGCCTGTGAAGATAAATTAACATAGTAAAAAAAATGGGGAACATGGTAGACATAATAATCTATCCAATGTTCCCCATAAATTTATATTAAGCAGATGCTTGCATTACAATCTTTAACGTCTGGTCGCCTGTATTCTTGACTTGTTTAGCTTCAGTAGTATATCCTGTCTTAGTAGCTGTAACAGTATATGTATCGCCAATACCGCTTAGTAGGAACTGCTTAGCGTTGCCACTCACTGGGTCAACCGTCTCACCATCGACATCGGTCACAGTGATAATAGCATCCTTTGGCGTTACATCAACAGTAAGTAGAAAGCCCTCTTGTAGTGTAACTGCACCCTTTACAATCTTGAAAAAGCGTCCATCAAGACCAACACCACAATTACCACGACCCATAACAGGCGCACCAATTTCTTCGCCTTCTGAACCATGTAGAGTGATATAACCAGCGCCGCCAACTTTAACCACGGTAAATAATGCTCCATCCCAGAGCTGACCGCAAGTAGATACTGCTTTACTTCTGTCAACGCTTGTTGCCCCAACATCACAAATCACCCCGTTAATAATCTTGAGTCCATCGCCTAAAGCGATACCACCACAAAATTTAACCATATATCATTCTCCTTTCAATCCAGCCTTGTCTACCCAAACCAAAGCACCGTTTACAATACCCAATACCTTACCATTATCAGCAGCCGTGAATGCTGGTAAAATAGCGTCAACATATCCCTTATCAACTGCATCATTATCCTCAGTTGGTTCAGCAGTTAGCTTGAGCTTACCTACCATAGTGCCGCCCGATTTAAGAATTGCACTGGCTTGGATTGCGCCGGTTTTGCCATCTACATATTCTTTAGTAGTAGCATGATTTGTTGATGTTGGCGCACCTACGCTGACAGGTACATATGTAGCCTGTGTATCAGCCTTAACAAATGCCGCTGTTCCATCATTTGAGCCTGTTAATCTAGGCGCATTTGTACCGGTTGCCTCAATGGTTGAGCCAATATATAATGGAGCTGGACCATCTGTACTGATTCTATGAGCATTAACAATACCATGCTCATTCATGTTCAAATCGCTGTCAATCTTGCCATCATCGCCTAGCAGGCTATGCTCATCTACATATGCCTTGGTTGCCGCATCTTGGTCTGCAACTGGATCAAGCAGGTCAGTGATTTTATGATTGTTTAGACTGACCTCTGATTCAATAGCCATGCCACTATCTGTATTGCTAATAGACTTAACGCCCATGATGTTATTGCCATTCATGTATAGGTTGCCGCTCATTGGCACTGTGCCATCTGACTTAAAATCGCCGGATGCACCGCCATCGCCGGATACGCCTTTGACATTGAGTACGGGTCTACCCTGTGCATCCTTGGTATACTTAAATTGGTCTGAATTTAATAGATAGCCACCATCTGCGGCTCTAATTGTTGCCATATATTATCACATCCTATCAACTATATTCGTCTGGATCTTCATTCTTTTTAGCAAAGATGCGCTTAAATACTAGAGAAATCAGCTCAAAGCCAAAAGCACCAGCTGCATATGTCAGGACATCGCTAAGGTCGCATCCAATCGTCTCGCCCCAACGTATAACAGCATATGTCTTTAGGCAAGCTGCCCATATCATTACTAAAGTTAAGAGCCGGAGACAGTATATTACTATCGTCCGGCTCATTTCTCCTTTAGCCCATCTTCGCTTATTTCTAAGTTTAAGCATGGGTTATCATCCCTTATTAGCTAATTTCTCCATCAAGTCTTTATTGTATTTATATGTATCTAGCCAATCTACTGTAGCATCAGTAAATCCAAAGCGGCTCTTTACTTTTGCTTTATTCGCCTCATGCTTTTCGTCAATCTTCTCAGCTTTAGACCCATCGTTAAGCACCATTACAGTATGTCTAGATTCATTGACTAGCACATCGCCACGCTTGAGATAATCACTAGATGTTAGATATTTCTTGTCTGTAATCATCTCAAATTTGCCCGTCTTAGCCCATTGCTGTTTCATCTGGAATGTAGCAGGAGCATTGCCCTGTGCATATGCTAGATCCATATTAACACCAGCCGCCTCAGCACATACCGCCATAAATGCGCTACAGTCTGTTTCACATGGCGTCTTGATTGCAGCTAGATTCCAAGCAACTTTCTTTGCTTCGGCTCTAAGCGTGTTTCTTTGCCATTGGTCATAGCCAATATTTTTATTAGCTACACCGGCTTCACATGCTTTAGCCATCTTTTCAGCCGTCTTTGGGTCTTTGGCTCGAATCAACAAGGTCCATCCGCCATTATACCAGTTAGACCGATTCAACTCACGTCCTGATTGATTGCCAGCTTTACCATTCTTAATACCGCCATTTTCATCAATGCTGGCTTGACCGATATATACAGCCATTATTTATTCTCCTCTTGCTTAGTGCCATATAGCTCATTATGGAGCAGTAAGACACTAGATTCAATCATGTTCTCAATAGTAGCCGAATCAAACTTGATACCGTGCTCAGACAGATAGTTGACAACATATGCCTTTTTCTCTTGTGCTTGTTCGGTTTTGAACAGTTGTTCTGCGGCTCTGACTGCAATATCTACATATTGCTGTGTCTGAGCGATCTTGGTTTCACCATATTTCTGCTTAAGATATGGTACAAGAACACCAGTAAGAATAGCCACGATAAGACTAAGAACGCTAACGATAATCTGAGTATAATCCATTTTATATTCCTCCCATATTCATATTATTCAGTAATTTCTTTCCATCCAGCAGGATATGCAGATGGACTATATGTATTGGCATCAATCAAGCTTTCATATACCTTACCTTCAAATTTGACTTTGTCACCCTTCTTATACGCATCATGTGCGCCTGTTGGTTGGACAAAATCAGGAATTGTTTCGGTTGGGGGCGTTTCTGGCTCAGTTGTACTGCCGCCTCCACCATCTCCTGTGGATTCAGTCACTTCTTCCCAACCATATACGCCCGGTTCCCATACATTGTTATCAATAGAGCTTTTCCATTTCTTCCCATTGTGTATGACAATGTCACCGAGCTTATATGCGTCAGTCGCGCCTAGTGGCTGAACCCATAGAGGAATGCCACTTGGGTCAATACCAACCGCCTTATATAGGCTAGTAGCCGTATCTGGTGTCCATTGAGCCGCAGATGTATGATCTTGTAGTACCTGATATAACTGTGGGTCACCTACAACATTAACGCCATACGCTACCCAATCACCAGTTACATATTTTACATTAACAGCCCATTCATCAAAGATGCTAGATACAACTAGCGCCTTTTCTTCTGGTAGGGTTGTAGCAAAATACTGTACTGCTTTTCTAAATTGCTCTGCATATGCAATTCTTTTCATTATTCAGCCACCTCCTCTTTTGTAGACAAGCCAATCATAGTATCGATAATCTTATTGGCTTCATCCAGTTTTGTTTGTAGCTCATCAATTAGAGCCTGTTGTGCCTGTTTATCAATCGTCTCTTGAGTTGGCGCATATACATGATTGCCATTCTCATCTATGATTTCTACGTAACCAGCTTTTGCAGGTAATGTCGGTTGATTTATCATATACACCATCCTCTTTAATTCTTTGCTTTAATATAAGCATGTAACCCAGTAGCAGGAGAATATGTTGGAAGCAGAACATTTACACTATCAAAATTCAAGATTTTTGTAGCAGCACTACCAATGATATATACCTTATGATCTTGAGGATTCTCAAGCATGTCATATAGAGTTCCAACATCCAAATCATTTATCAAAACATTCCATGTATTAGCATGATCGACAGACTGATATAATTTTGTTCCATTCAAATAGAAAAATCCATGAGAACTACCAAATACTCTATCTGATGTTGGGAGAGTTATCGGCGTAGCTTCTGTAGAATCTTCTGTAATTATATATGGGCTAGCTGCTGTAAATTGACTTGATGCATAATTTAACAAAGCAACTGTGCCATCACATGCAAAGAACGTATTTTTTGTACCACTTGTTACAACCGCGCTCCCTAATAACGATGTTCCAAATTTGTTAAATATATAACATCGTGGATGTATGGCGTCATCATTTACATATCCAGCATACATTATATATTTTCCACCCAATTTTACAATGTTATTATATTGTGTATACATACTATTAGGTATTGTTGCTCCTGCACGCCTATCAACATTAAAAGTATTAGGAAATGATGTTACTAAGCATGGCTGAACTTTTTCAAAAGTCTGAACAACATAAAATAAATCCCCATCTACTTCCCATCCGCCACTTACTGTCATACGTTCAAAAGTTGTAGATGTTGACATGCTACTTAAATCATTACCGTAATATCCATTATTATTTCTTCCAGCAGACGTTTGGAGTACCGCTGTTGTATACATGTATTTGTTTTGACTTGGAACATAAAAAAATGACCATGTGTCAACATTTGAAGATTGCGAAGATAATGATGTATAAAAATCGTAAGAATTTATCGGACTATCTATTAGTGTATCTTTCCACAATATCTCTCCTGCCTTGCCCGGTCTGTATAGCGTATCTGCACTTGTGCCAATACTTTTGAATGTGCCTACATGCGGGGCGCTTTTCAATAGATTTTTTAAGACAGGATATTGTGAACCATCTACAATTGCGCCATTGCACAATAGCCAATTGTCTCCCGGATTGTTTCTAGCTGTTACAAGTACGTCTCCAATTGCATATGAGCCTCCACCATATGCTATATGATTGAAAGCATTATTTAATGTGTCGCCAGATGGCAAATTTAAGATACGTTGCGCTTGAGCATCTAGTAACACCTGTCCACTAATTGTTTCTGGATATAGAGTATCATAATCTGTGCCATTATAATTCTCTATAATAAAATTTTTCTTTTCAGCCAATTATATTCACTCCTTCAATTTGAAGTATACTTGCCCACTTGTCATGCCAACAGGAGGTTGAGTAGCAACCTTGATTACATCCTGTTTGAATGTAGGGTCGGATGTTGATTGAACTGCTACAATTCGGCTCGTCACATAGTTAAATAAAGCCGCTACTACTGTCTTATCTGTCAACTGGTCGTTCTGTAAAATAGCTAGAGCCGCCTCATATTGTCCGGCTGACATATATTGCTTGAACTGCGTATTCAAATCAACATCAGACAAATGCAAGTCTTGATATTTCATTGTCATCATACAATAGCCGCTCCTGTTACATGAAACCAAAAATCTGTGGCTTGTTGAAATGTTGGTTGCGTCTCAGATACAATATAAGCTGGGCTATATCTATCGCCAAAATATTGCTCTGTTGCTGTTAAGCCATCTAGCACATCATTCATAAGCCCAGCTGAAATAATCTTCTGTTGATTATTTGGTATTTGAGACAATACTTGTTGCGCCACATCATAGCTACCAGCCTCCATAGCATCTTGATACTGCTTTACCAACTCGGCATCATCAGCTGTAATATCGAGCATAGTTGGAAATGTATCAACTTGGCCGGGAAATTTAGTTGCCATTTAATCACCTCATTCTTTATTAACAATTGGCCCAGCAATAAATTTACCCGTGCCAAAATTGCCATAAAATACGCTATGTACCTTATCCCATAATCCGACATCGCCCAATTTGTTTTGATAGGGAATATAATCCCTAATCAATATGCCATTATCCCATATTTTGCATGAATATAGAAATGCCGATAAACCGGGAGTCTGAAAGAATCCGTCTTTAGTATAAGTCAATAGCGCCATATTATTTTTCATCTTGAATTCTTTTGCATCGTATTGTACTGATTGCCCATTGACAGTAAGCTGGTTTTTATTCATATCGACCGTAATGCGATTGAGAGTCGGCTCTATAGTCAACGTCTTAGAATTTTCTTGGTCATATCCCATTGTAAATACACCATTATTATATTGTAATGAATAATAAGTATATGTATCTGGGTCTTCCTGCTTTTCTTTTTCGTTGGTATAATGTGAGCCAAATAAATATCCGCTAACATCACTAAGCATTGCTAATGTCATCTGAACGCGCGTATTATTATTTGGAATAAAGCCCGTGCTGACAAACTGTGTACCAGTAGACATAATATATTCTAGCTCAACCGGCTCTTGCGTGCCATCTACTAAATAATATGGATACCAGCTTGACGCTGATATAGTCATACTATTTGTATCACCATATTGCGCATTATATGACTGTATCATATATTTCTTTGGGTTGCCCTGCAATTTCATAGCATGGCTCATAATAATATTGACATCAAGCCAAGGAATTGGTATAGTAGTCAATGCAATGCTATCATTGAGTCGACAACGCCAATATAACTCTATATCAGCTCTTTGCTTTGCTAGATCGTTAGACATAATGTTGTCGTATTCACCACTGTAGCATACATGCCTAATAATACCAACTGAGCTAGAACCAACAGGGTCGCCAACATAGAATGGGCTATCTGGATTATCGTCATACGCCACAGCTGATGCTTGGTCATTTCCCAAGTCTAAGAACGTGTGATTCGCTTGAAACTGAGCAACATAATATTTGTCTTTTTCAAGATAGTTTACGCCAGACCCATCTTTATTAACAAGTTTATATGTACCTAATATGGTTGGCGCTGCTTCACTAGCGCCAGCTGTAATCTTTAGATAAATAGAACCTGTCACGTTGCTAGGAGGTACGAAACCAACCAACGTCCATTCTTGTAATGGTGAACCGCCTGTTGTAGTTGGTGTTAATGAAGGGATATGCAATGTTACAGTTGAGCCTGATACAGTTGTCTTATCGCTGAAATGGTCAATATCATGGCTACGCCCGTACACCTCTATATAGTTCTTAACATTCTCAAAATCTGTACTTATTGATTCTTGAATAAGGATATTTTGCCATACATCATCATCAATCAATACAGGGTCATTTGCACCAGTTGGAATTGTCTCATAGTGAAATACGCCATCTACGTCAAAATACATCTGATACTGTGGTAATATAGCACATAACTCTTTAAGAATATCATATACAGTACCGCCTTGAGCTATCTCAATATCATATGGCACTTCTTGAATTGCGCCATCTACATTCTTACATTCACTAACAATATACTTATTGAACCCGCCTAATTCCAATGCGGCGATTATAGCCCCACGCACATCTGAACCTTGTGGCACTTTAGTAGGTACGCCCGGCAGTTCACCATTTCTCAATCCTGTCAATTTGGACATCAAGTCAAGCCCTGAGAAAGATAGAGTATATGTCGCCGCATCATATTGATAACTAGGCGCATTGATTAGATATATACCCTGATTATACCACTGTATATTGCCAGTACGAATATTAAGATAACCAATCCATGGGCGGATATATTTGTCAAGAAAAATCTTGCCACCGGGCTTAATCTCAAATGAGCTATCTGTAACAACTAAGCTGCACTCACACGAACGCCGCAAATCAGCATTAGCATCAACTGTGACTGATAACCCAATCAGGTTGCCGCTTAGTTCATCTACTACGTTCATGTTGAAATCCAACAGGTCTAGCTTAATATATTGCTTGATATATGATTGTCTAAGGATGTTATAATCATCCTGTGTGATATTCAATGCCATATATTATGCCTCCGTGGGGATAAGTCCATTCATAAACAGGTCCGACTTATTATCCGGTTTGCCTGTCTCTGTCCAGCTTGCATTAACATCGCACATACCCATACCATAATTGCTATCATAAGACACCGAGGGATTGCCTGTGATAAGGCAGAGCCACGCCTCACCATTCCAGTCCTTTATTATCTTGGGCTTACCATTCGTTAAGAATTTCAACAGGGTATTCTTTCTAGCTGTGATTTCCTGTCTATCAATATTGCCAGTTTGCTCAAAGTCAGCAGGTAGCACCTTGCCTTGAATTGAGCCAGTCTGATAATTCTGTAGTCCATTGCTAATAACAACAGGATATTGCCGCCCATATGGTGTGAATACGCCTACTTGCCGCATTTGGTCATTATTGCCATATGCAACACCACAATATAGTTTATATACCGTGTCATAGTCACAAATGAAGACACCCTTGAAATTGGTAGCAATTTGCTCGACAATATAATCGCCCTCAACATGGCTCATCATAGGCACATAAGCATATTGATATTCAGTGAAGTTAAGTGCCAAATTATCAGTGAATGTAAACGCCAATTCTGATAGGCTGTTAATTTCAGCCTCTTTAATTATGGTCCATTCAAACTCGCCTACTTTACGCCGTTTGAGTCTGTACCCTGTAATATCCTTTGCTATCTGGTCGACATTGCCAGCAGAGATGTTGTTCTCAAAGTTACAATTCATGACCGTCTCCCAATCCCAATTGGTTGGGATAGTTGGATTATATGGCTTAGTAACATTTTTGCTTACATTAAAATGGTCATATATGCCGCTCTCAATGCGCGTCTTAGTGATATGTGAGACGTTGGTTGGCATAGGGTCAATAGCGTTTCTATCAGAACAAAAATTATAGCCTAATACAGCAATCATACCGTCTCACCTCTATTCTCTATCTTTAAGTCGTATACATTGTTGATGCGCCGATTCCAAATGAATAGATATTCTGTATCAGCTGGCTTTGCTATCTTATTGGAGAAGATACTATAATAATGTCGCCACTTAGGATGAATGGCAACAAGCTCAATCCATACATATTCACCCTCTGCACGATATGTTAATGTGACGGTTGCGCCATCATCATTAGTAAACGTGAGGATAGTTGAGTTAGGATTGAAGTCGCGCCCCCATATACCCATAGTATAATCGCCAGCTATCTCATAGTTATCTTTCCATTCTACATACGTTCCACTTTGTCTGAGATCAACCTCTTTGTCATCAATGTAAGTAGGAGGATATGGGTTAGAATCACCCGGAATACCAACCATATTATTCTCAATTGTCACATATCCATCACGACAATTGTTGGTCAAATACATGGTTGTATATAATCTTGGTATGACATATACAATGTATATATTAACCTTGCCCGATTCTACAGCTGTTCCTTCTACAGTTTGCCCAACCACCTCAATCTGATATGCCAACTTATCCTCAAAGCCTGAGAACATATAGGATACAGTTGTTGGTACGGCTTGATTCTGTAGATATTTAACACCGCTAGTTGCTACTAAATCGCCCTGAGCATCATATAAATTGAATTGATATTGCGCCAACTGCTCAGATTCAGCCTGATTATATTGTGCCTCAAACTCAAATGACGCATTGGGGATATTATTGCTAGGCGGTATATTGCTAAAAGTTAAAGTAGGTTGAGTATAGCAATAGAATAAAATAGGGTTTGATTCAACTGATATATTGCCCTGTGCGTCAATCGTCTGAATCGTCGCTTGATATTTTGTACCATTAGCTAATGTATTGGCTGGTAATGTATGTATATAAGCAAATGTTGTAACCGTCTGTTTATATACTTGCTCTAACGTCACATTATTTTTTATTGTTAATATGTTGCCTGTGACCTGAGAGCCACCTTGTGAATAGAACTTGAACTGCTGTGACTTAGTTGCGTCAAATGCCGCAATTTGAGCTAATGTTGGTTTGGTTAATACCATATCTCATCCTCCTTTCTATATTGTTTTCCAAATCAAGTTACCTTCTGAATCTATTGATAACACCTTACCGGCATCTGCTTTTGTATAAGGTGGTAAAATATCAACTGTTATAATAAACGCCTGATTCATTGAACCATTTGGACAAAATACCCTATAACTCTTATTTACAGTTGGTGTATCGCCATAATACGCTATATCACTGTGCGTTTTACCATTAACACGTACTGAACATGTATTATTATCCCCTACGGCAGTTACTATAGCCGTATATATCTTAACTGAATCCTTGACTGCGTTTTGAGCCAAGATGTCCATTGATTGTAATAATTCTTCACTAGGTAACACTAAATCACCTCTTTTATATAATCATGGTAGCCATATATTTCTATACAGCTACCATGATGTTATGCTAACTACGTCTTGTCACATATTGTTGCGCCAATTCTCTAAGTCCACTTACGAACGATTGAGCATCGCGCACATTGGGTAATGTAACATTGCTAATGTTGAGCGTCTGCGCCAAACTCTGTGCTTTTTGAGCCAAAGACGACAACATATCGCTAGGTGTCATAGACCCCCAACGCCATAGATTGTCCGTAATGCCGCTTGGTAGGATACCATCGCCCTGATTCAGCACTCTCAGCTCTGGACCATTTTCACCAACTAAAGATAAGCCGCTGTCGGCATTACGTGTGCCACGAGCATAACCTTGAGCGCCTATCTTCTTCATTTCGGATGCATAGTTTAATAAGTATCCTTTAGTAATATCATATTGAGCTTTATCATATAAGTCTTGAACTTCGTCTTTCGTTAATGATTCACTAAATAATTTGTCATATAATCGTTGATCGGCAAGTCCCTCAAAATCAAGCGCATCTGCTACATTGTATTCAGTCGCTAAAAGATCAGCTGGTATTTTTTTGTAGCCACCATGCATAGCGGCTGGTGTATTGCTTTGGTCAATATAACCGAGCTCATCTTGCTTAAATTCTCCCGGTTTAGTGCTCCAAGCATCGGTCTGATGCTCCCAAGCCTCTTTGTATAAATCACGGTTGCTAGCCCATGTATCTTGTTTGCTAACATCTGTTCCGAAATATTTTGAAGCGGCTTCATCGCCATATGCCTCTCTATATTCCTTAATCATTTGTTGCTTAGTATCTCTGAGCTGAGTCCAATATGCAACTTCAGCCTGAGACTGAGCGTTCTTTATCTTTTCACCAAAGTCGGTTTGAACACCATAAGACCTTACATTTTCTTCACGAATCTGTTTCTTTAGCTCGGCTTCACGTTCCCGCCTTTCTTCTCTGGCTGCTTGTGCTTCGTTATATGCTATAAGAATTTGTTTATAAGCATCACCGGGCTTCATTGCCTCACCGAAAGTATCATATAGACCCTCTTCAGACATCCCCTCATACACAGTTCCAGATATCTGTCCTTGGGCATATTGTAACAGATGCTTACGAAGAGCGTTTGGGTAATTTAGAACATCACCGCCATTGCTGAAATACTTTTTAAAGAACGCTTTCGATTCATCGCCTAGCATAGACATTAAGTCTTTAGTTTGGCTCTGTTCTATACCACGATACGTCTCTTGATAGTCTTTCTGCGCACTAGATATAGCATCGGAATCTTGCATATATTGGAAGCGTCCTTCACTATATACTAGCATACGGCGCTGTTTAGCTTTTTCTAATGCCTCTAGCTTTTCTTCAAGAGTTATCTTATCCTCAAGTAGTTGATTCTGACGGTCATATTCTTCTGCTACTTCATCGGCTACTGAGCTTTCGGCACTTGAATTCTTGATTGCAGCTTGGACTGCCGCGTCGTATTGTTCTTCGATGCTGGCACCCATCTGACGAATCATCGCCCAAGCTTCTTCAATGGCCGCAATAGCGCTATTCGCGTTTCCGCTCGCAAATGCCTGATGAATAGAGCCTGTTATAGATGATACAGTGGACGATACCTTGTCTTTTAGCCCATCTAGTAAGCCACTGATAGAGCCGGACAAATCGCCGCAATTCTTCTCAATATAAGTGACAAGTTCATCAACGCTATATATACCCTTAGATACAATCTCAGAAAATAGCGTTTTTAGTACTTCAACAAATTGAGCAAATTCAGCTTCGGCTTGTTTATACTGTTCGCTTGTTTCATCAAATCCCTGTTGTTTAAGCTGAGATAGATAATCTTGATAGGATTGATAAATAGTAGCTACTTCTGATAGGGTTGACTGTAAATCAGATTTACTAATATCTGGGTCAATTAGCTTAAGACGGGTCGATTCATCAGTTAGATATTCACGCAGTTCTTCAATGGTATTGATGGTTTGAGCTTTGACCTCTTCTTGGTCTTTCTTGGTTGAAGAAGAACCACCGCCACCACCAGATGGGACAAACGGCTTGATGGATTCGAGCTGTTTCTTATACTCCTCCATCTTCTTTTGGTAATTGCTTTGCCCAGCCGATTGTATTTGAGACGTAACCCATTTATTAAATCCCGCTATATCAGCATCAGCGCTTTTACCAAAAGTACGAAAATAAGCTTGTCGCAAGCCCTCCATATCGCTAGTTGTACCAGCGGCTCTACCACCAACAAGGTCAGACGCAGTACTAACGCCAGCCATAGCCATCATAGACGCTAATTGGCTAGTGGTAATCATTGCAGCATTGCCAACCTCTTGAATAGCTAGTATCAACTTACTAAAATCAATTTGAGCTTGGCCTTGTTGCGCTTGAATGAACGACTGAGCCATACTAGCCATAGAACCAGATGTAGATAGCGCTTGTTTACCCGCTTCTGTTAATTGCCCATTAGCATCAAATAGAGAATTGACTAGCACACCGCTAGCATCAGCAGCATTTTCATTTGCGCCACGATATTGGTCAAGCGCGGCAATGTAGGTATCTAGCTTGGATGCTGATGCTTCTGCTGCTACACCAAGCTCTTGTACGTCATTAGCTGCTCCGCTTAAATCAGTATTTTGTACTACACCATTAAGCGTTTCCCAGTTATTGATAAAATCAACTTGCCACTGGTCAAGATTTTCGCCATTATCTGCAAGAATTTTTAGAGCATTATAATAATCCTCTGTTGATGTTACAAGCTCACCTACTTGCCGAGTAGCAGAATCACTAGACGTAATAACATCTTGAGTATATTTTGACCAATTAGCTAATGACTGCCCTTGAGATTGCGCCCAATCAATCGTCTTTTGCTTTGTTTCAGCGATTATAACGCCCAATCCATCAAGAGCGTTTTTAGCAATTTCAGCAGCCTCGCTCCAATTTCCAAGAGAGGATGCCTCTAAATAGGCATCATATGATGTAGAATCTACATACTCATGTAGAGCTTCAAACGCTGCATTGGTTGCATCTTCAACAGACTCGAATGTTCCCTTTAGCGCATTTGCTTGTTCATCTGTTATAGTTAGAGTTTGTTGCCAAGTTGCAAGTGTTTTGTTACCAAATTCATCTGTGCTTAATCCGCTTACGGTTGCGCCAGTTACTTGTTTACCACCAGTTGTAACTTTACGGGCTGCCTCAACTGTGTCTGTCTGACGTAATTCAATCAGCTTTTCATAAGCTTCAATCTGCTTCTCTAGCTGCTCACGTTCTGCTTGTAGTTCTGCTTCGTTACCATCATATGGTGTATTATTAAGCTCATCTAGCTTTTTCTTAGTTTCTTCATACCCTGTCTTGGTATTTTCTAGCTCTTGGTTAGCTTCGTCCATAGAGGCAACAAGATTCTCAAACTTATTGTTTTCTACGGCTTGATTTACAGCTTTAATAACTTCAACTAAAGCTGTAATAGCTGCAACTGTGCCACCAACTATGAGCGCGATTTTGCCACTGGCAAGCATACCTAGGAACGAGTCGCCACCAACTCCTAGATTTTTAAGTTGTAAACCAACCTCAGCTATCTTGCCTACAGTTTGCCCAACGATACCAACTAGACCAGTAACACCAGTGCTTAATACACCAATTCTAGTAACAGCTGCGCCGACATCATTGTTAGCAAAATTAAGCATAGCTGTACCAGCATTGATGAAACCGCCAACTAGGTCTTTTGATAATACGCGATTTGCAAAATCTTCAAATTCTGCTTTAAGAGCCTGTTGCTTTGCTTCTAGGCTCTCCATATATTTACTGTTTTCCTGTGCCGCAGAGCCAGCAGACTCTAAGGCTGCTTTGGTTGCATCAGCCGCATGACCAAAGTTCTGCATCACACTGGCAAGGACTTTATATTGATTCTGTCCCGCGATAGTATCACCAAGAGCCGTTCTTTGTGCATCTGTCATTGAATCCCATTTAGGCTTCAATTCAGACAGCACATCAAATGTACTCTTTAGACTACCGTCTACATTTTCTACTGTAATGCCATATTCTGCAAGCGCATCTTGATTCTTTACAATACGAGCCGCAATAGTAGATAATCCACGCGCAACCTGACTACTGCGCCCTTGCATGATTTCTGTACCAGAGGTTACTACATTGATATTTATAAAGGGTCGTTAATCCTTTATGAATTGTATAATTTTGTTTTTATAAGAGCCGTCATCCATTTCCCAATAAGGGATTCTTAATAATGGGATATTATATTTTTTACAATAATCGTTTTTAATCTTGTCGTGCTTTACCGTTGCATCAAATGATTTTTTTGCGTTTTCTTCACTCATATTATTAAAATAACAGGGATGATAATGCCCTTGTCCGTCAATCTCTATCAACTTAGAACATGATTTTATATAAAAATCAAATGGTAAAGGTAGTATATCTTTGCAACTATTTATTCTATACTCAGGTATATACTCAATATCATTTTCTTCTAAGAAATACCTGACCATTCTCTCATATTTAGAATTTGAGGCAGCACAAGCATCACACTTATTTTTTCCATTCTGAAAGGACGCTATACTCGTGATAAACTCATTACCACATTGACATTTACATCTTATTCCTTGTGTTGTGTATTTTTTTTCATCACAAAAACATATTACTTCTGTTCCAACCCCGTTCAAATTAGACCAAACATTGGCATTATGAATAAAATTTTTCTTATTTTGCCTCAACCCAAATACTTCAAAACATCTAGCTTGTTTAATTCTATTATATGAAATAAACCCTCTATATCCTTCGCAAGTTTCTACTTCTATTTGAATATTTCTTAGTATTTCATTGGCATTGCCGATAATTTTATATCCACGTTCTTCAAACGTCCTTATTGTTTCAGAAAGATTTTCTCTGTGATTTCTACCTCTACTTTTTACCAAACATCTATGACACTTTGTTCCATAAATACCAGACTTTGCGTCATCCCAAGTTCTTGTGAATATTTCTCCGCAAGAGCATTTGATTGTTAATAATATACGTTTTTTATTGCTTTTTTGTATTTGTTTAATTTCCAAAACCTCTGCTTCTTTATCTATATCATTAAGATATTTTATCATATTATCTTTACAAAAAGGATTAGATAAACTAAAAAATCTTTTAGATGTTCCTTTTTTTGTTAAAATATCTGAGACACTACAATAACTCTTTAAACCATCTTTTTCGCATATTATATTATCTTGCGTATTTTTATATTCATTTTCAGTTGTTATCATTTTATATCCAAGATTTTCTAATCTTTGAATTACTACATTATATGACAGTTTTTCCAAAATTATACAACTCCTTATATTCTCACATAAGATTAGATTATATCTTACATTCATAATGAATGTCAACCCATTTCCCACCACTTGGTGGTACGCCATTAACGACAATGGACTTACTAATCGTTGAACCTTCATCTAGTATCTATAGATGCTTGGCTGCTGATTGCCCAATCCTTATCTTTTTTACCATACCAAGATTATTACTCTTGCCACTATAACATCACTGTTATAATTTGGTAGATAAGGCTCTAAGGGGTTTCCAGTCAATTAGGGTTGTTTTAATAGACCAAGTTTTAGCCTATGACTTGTTCAAATGAATTACCATAAGTAGCCATACCACTAGCGGCAATTTCCATTGCTTGTGATAGGTCATTAGTACCCACACTGAAATTGTTTGCCTTTATATTTGACTCGATGTGCTAAATCGAGTCGAGGTTATTCTATAACTTTTAATCCTCTCTTTTTATATTTCTCTGGTATTGGATTTATTCCAGAAAGCCAAGTTATAGAATCCTCGCCTATTGTTTCCAATAGGAATAGACTATATCATCACCCTATTAAATAGGGGCAGGGCACTTCGACAGATAGCACTTCTGTCTACTCTACTAGCTTCGGTTGGTATATCCCCAACCTTATTCAAAATGCGTTCGATAGTCGTTGAGCCTTACCAAGTATTTCATCTTGGTCTTGGTTGCTGATTGCCATGCTCTATACGAGTTTAGGTTTCCAGCAGTTCACCCTGTTTATAGAGGTCTACAAAATTAAACCTCGTTGTATGCGTCTATAACATGAGTGGCAAAATTAGCATCTTTGCCAAATGCACGAATCTGAGAAACAATAGATGCAGCGGCATCTTCTGCTGAAACAGCCGTATCAGCTACGTTCTGATAAGAAGCAGCAACTTTTGCAAGCATAGCAGCATCTGAATCGTTGAATCCGCTCTTTCGGAACATAGATGCCGCAGATACCATCTCTGACGGTTATAAATTATCTAATATTATAGCTTTCCCCAACGCCAATCATCATCTAATCCCCATTCATTGATTCGCCGCTCTTCCTCTTTTGCTCGGCTATCAATATGATAAGGTTGTTGATTATTTTGTTGATTGTCATGTTTTCCAAACAATCCAACTATCACACAGTATAATGTCCAGATACCAATAGCTGGAAAAATCAACATAATAAGCATTAAAGCAAACATGATAGATACCTCCTTTAAGTATCTATAACATAGCACATATTAGATAATTTGTCAAGGGGTTTTCAAGCCCTTCCCGAATAATTCTTTACCCTATATATTTGGAGGGTCGCCCTGTATATTCTGTTGACACATCCCTCATCAGGACTTCGCGCCCAATCTGCCCTTTTATGATACATTATTTATCATTGATTCTTTAGGTTTTTCAACCATGGAATCATCCTTATCGTCTTTCTGCTTTCGCACTAATTCATTGTTAATAATGAATAATTTTCACACTCAGGCATATCTCATCCTCATGTTGTAGTGATAAGGCTCTTGAGGCTTTCAAGGGTTTAGGGGCTGTTCTCTATGCACATTTACCATCTGTACATACCGGCTCAGACCGATTTGGTTTACCGGTTCTTGCTACTTCTCTGCCAGATTGACTTAGCTTTGTAACATATTTATCAAGTGCTGTACCCTGTAAATCACTGACCTTCTTAAAGTCGGTCATAGCATCATCAAGATTCTTGACTTGCTCATACATACTGCTTAAAGCACCTGTTGCTAAATCAAGAACTTGTCTAAACTGCTGATAAGTAACAGCAATATTTTCTGTTTCTGCGTTAAGATTTTTCGTGGATTGAGTTACACCATCTAGCTCTTTTTTAGTTCGCTCTGCACCATCTGCTGTAACACCAATCTTTAACTTAGTATCTTTATTATTTTGGATTTCTCTAAGTTGTTTCTTTATACTCTCTTCCTGCAGCTGAACATCAACCAGAATCGAGTAGTTAGAGTTACTTCCAGCCATTCATCACACTCCCTTTTTTATTTGTGAGTAGGCTATGAGGATTCCTTCTGCGCAATCATCCTCATTTTTTTTGCTACTTGGGGCAACCCATGCCAATTCGAGGCCAAATTCTTCATTCGCCATCTCTATGGCTTTTTTCTTCAGAACATCTCTTTGTAATCCAGCTCTAGTACCATCAAAGAGATTAAGGTCGCCACGCCATTTACTTGGCATCAAGAAGCATGGCTTTATCTTGAAGCCAGCACATAATGCTAATATCACGCCTTGTACTGCGCCCAATTTTTCTATGGTAGACGCGCCTTTTTTTAATGGCACTTCCTCAGCATAGAGAATTGTTGGTTTATACTGTCTAAATATGTTTGATAATTCCATGGTAAGCCCCATTACTCTGTCATGCCAATCATCGCCCTTTGGCTTAATTGTGCCATATGCAATGAGCCGCCCATTATCAAATATAGACCATCCAGTAGATGACGTACTAGCATCTAATCCTGCTATAATCATATCTAGTCCACCTTAGTTGTCGTGACCTCTATGGCTTTATTGTGCATCTGCACTTTAAGCCCAGCCGCCTCCAACCCCTCTTTCATCCATTGTTTCATCTTGCGTCTACCTATGCGTTTATTCAGTTCTTCCCATGCGTCACGCTTTTTTCTGAATGCGCCATCACCGAATAGCGAACCGGTCGCGCCGTTATATATCAATTCAGCTAAATATGGTCGCGCATCTTGTCCATAGAAATCACCAACTAGACCAATATGTTGTCCATAGCTAGAGCTACTTGGGTCAGTGCTACCAATGCTCATCTTATCGGGTTTGTATTTGAACTCGCCCTCAACTGTTCTTTCATTTACTACTTTTGTAGTACCAGCTCCCCATGCTCTATAGAAATCACCAGTCCGCTCATATTCTTCTGGGCTATATGCCATATACACTATATCATGTATCGCGCCTATATTCTCATCATATATCTTGTCTATGACATAGTTTATAGCTTTAGCTATAGGGCTATGTAACATAGCTAAGACTTCTTTATCATTTCTTGCTTGGGATAGAGGCATTCTTCATCACCTCATCTACCTTATTACTAAATCTAGGTAATTCTCTTGCAATCTGCGTAATAGACTTCTGTAAAGATTCCTCATGCTTGATAGCATCATACAACTGGAAGATATTCTCAATTCTATCATGTACTTCTTCGATAATGCCCGTCTTGAGCCAATAATCATGATCATGCGCCTCAATTTCTTCTTTCTTGAGGTCAGTTGCAAAATATAGAATGCACATATCAATGCTCTGTTGCCGTTCTGCCCATGAATTTAGCTTCTTTAGCCCATCAACAATAGACTGAATTTGACTATACGTTAGATACTGATTGACCTTAATGCCATATTCTTTAATCTCTACTGGCTCTTTGCTCATAATATTTTCCTTCATTATTCCTTATTCTCCTTTACAATTACCTTATATTTTCCTTTATATTTCCTTAATTCTACATTATCTGGGATATAATTATATGGGTTTTCCACCTTAATAACCTCATCACCCACTTTGACGTATAGATAGCCATGCCGCTCAAACTGTACATTGCCAGTTGGCGCAGATTTGATTGGGCAATTAGCCATATATGCTAGGGGCTTCCAAATATGATGCTCAATACAACGCCTGACATGAGGACAGATAGGATTTCCCTCTTGCTTGTTGCAAGTTGGGATTTCGTCATAATTCACTACATTACAATATGGACAATCCACTATTTTCACCTACTTTGTTTGAATGTAATAAAATGGGGAAAGATACGAATATCTCTCCCCATTAAAATTAAACGCATTAGCCGGTTACAGTAACCTCAGCATAACCAACAACGGCTGGACCATTGCCGTGGTCAGTACCCTTTAGAGTTGCAGAAATATGAGCCGTGCCAGCCTTAGCCGCAGTGACTACGCCAGCCGTACTAATAGTAACCACACCATCTCCATCTTCTTCAACGAACGTAAAGTTAGCATTATCAACAATCTTAGGAGCCTTATTGCCATCAAATAGCACATAGCAAACTAGAGCCTGAGTGCCCCCATTTGCTAGAGCAATATCAGCATCCTCAAATGCGATGGCTCTGACTTCGTTCTGCCACTTTGCGCCAAAGATTTCTTCGGTCATAGTGCCATAGTAAGATTCAGCCTCGCAAGAATCAGTGTTATCAACTGCTAGAGCAGAGCCAGACAGAGAAACAGTAGCCGCAGAAGTTGCGGTAAGATTAAGGTCTTGTGCGCCGTCAAGCTGTAGTCTAGGAATATCAGTGATTAGACGACCAACTTTGGTTGCATTGTTCGTAGTGGAAATATCCGCATTGAACAGGTCGTTAAGAATGATGACATGAAGCTCATCTGGTACATAGTCAACTGGGATAATAATGCTATCAGCATTGGCATTCTGATAGAAATACATCACACAATACTTCTCGCCAGCCTTAGCGTTAGGAATAGCCATTGTATATGCGCCAGCCGCTTCAGTAATAGTGCCAACGGTATAGTCCTTCTCGCTAGGAGTACGATACCAACCAATCATAGAACCAGCAACAGCGGTTGGAGCCTGTGGCAAAGTGACCTTACCAGCAGTCTGAACGGTTAGCTCATTTTGATAAACACCAAGACCGCCCTTCTGTAGATCAACACCAAGGTTAGCGGCAATATACTCTAGCTTAAAGCAAGAGTCAGTAATCTGAACGGTTAGACCAGAGTCATGGTAATACTTACCGATTAGTGCATTACCCTTACCACCACGGATTTCTTCACTAGAAATAGTAAAGCCAAAGGTTGACTCGGTTAAAGTCTTAGCGAAGCCGATGATAGTCTGCCCCTTGAGTAGAATAGCATCACCAACGCCAGCTAGGAATTTTCTCATATAAGATTTCCTCCTTATTGATTTACAATATTATTTATTTGTTTTATCATATCGGAGTTGGCTTGTTTAACTATGCCATCTCCACCCATAGATTTATTGTAAGACTCAACAGATGTAATATACCCATCGAGCCTGTCTTTCTTTTTCTTGTATATCCAATGCTCAAGCTCTTTAGCTTTTCCAGCATATAGCATAATAGGACGCAAAGTTGTAAACTCAACCTCTCCTGCGCATTCTTCAAATAATAACTGCAATGACCGCATTGTATACTGCATCAATGTTTGCTTATCAATGCCGCAATGAGCCGTAATGATAGCCATACGCCGTTCTAGGCTCGGTGTGCTGATACCCTGACTTTTCAATCTATCTACTTCACCCATCATCTTTTTCAAATCTGGATCGATATAGGTATCATCATAGTGCGGCACGTTCTGATACAATATGATGCGCTTAATATCATCAAATTGCTTACCTGTAATTTCAAACGAATCATCAGGCGCAAGTATGCTAATTTTTTTCTTTTCATTCATCTTGATTTTCCAATCTGGCATACCAAGACACAATTTCAAAATATTACAGAATTTATCTAGCATCAATCCTGATTGGTCTGTAGGTAACATGACTTTAAGTAAAAAATCAAGATAGCTCATCTGTATTATCTCAACAGAATTAAGCGCATTTTTATCTATTTGAAGAATATCGCAGCTTGACAAAAAGACCTCACTATCGTATACTGATATAGGTGTTATATCAATATGAGTCGTATCTGATAATTTATATGGCACTGGCTTATCGAAATAAAAATATCCTTTTTCAAGGACGGCAATATCAATCGCCACAATCTACCACCTTGCCAGAATCACCAACATTGACCGCCATATACAACTGAACACCTGTGAATGTCTTATTATTGCCAATAGTTGATTTGGCTGCACTGTATCGGCTCATATCGTTTAAGAACATGAGCTTACCTACGCCGCCTACTTCTGCGCCATTAAGCAAGTATAGTATACAATGAATGAACAAATCGCCACGATTGACAGGAATACCATTGTATTCGACTAGACTCATCTGACCGCCATATAAACAATCAAACGCATAGACCACTGTGCTAGTATATAGCTCAGAAGCATGAATATAATATTGGTATATCTTAACAATCTGCTTAGATTCAGCCATAGCGTCCTCAATTAGATTTGTTAAAAATACACTATATGTGTCCTGTTTGCCATATAACCATACCAGCTTCATCTTCTGTTGAAATGTAAGTGGTTCATGACTCAATGCCTTATAGTCCTTATATGCCAGCATCTTCCAAAATATCTCTGCAACAGGGTCGGTTGATTTTGCTAGGTATACCATAATATTATATGGTATTGTCGGTAAACGACTTAATGAATTATACATCTAACCGCCCTCCTTTAGCCCATTGGAAATGGCGCGTTTTCGTTCATTGGGTAATCACTAGAGCTATTATCCGCAAGCTGATTTTCTTTATCATCACCAGCATGAGCCTCATCAAGATATAGCTCAAGAGTAAGCAATGTCGGCTTATCAATACCATATGCGTTGATTGCATTCTGATATGATAACAACTTGAATGGTCTACCACCCAATATATAACGTGTGTTATATTTGAATAGCCTATATACATCCTCATTGCCCTGAACCATAACAACAGCATGATTGTTTGGCGTGATGATGGGCGTGCTTACCTGCGCTGATGGTGATTGCATATCATAGTCAACAACACATGGTGCACTAAAGATTACGTCATTTACCTCATCTTTAATACGCATCACATTGTTGCAACGGCGCACACCGACACCACGAGGTAAGCCATCAAATTTGCCCGAATCATGGACAATCCACACATTGCTATCGAACTTATAGTAAAGTCCGCGCACAACAAAATGGTCGATATCTCTAAATATTAGCTGTAAAAAATCAATCGTATCTTTTTGTCCGGTCGATGTAGTTGCAACAGTAGGAGCAACCCATGCCTCTACAGCATTATATTCAGTAGACCCTATTCCATTTTGCTCTAGCAATTCACCGCCATTCTCAGGCGTTTTAGCAGATGTGTTATCCCATTGCGCGCAAATGTATTCTTGCGTCAAATCGCGGTAATAATCATTGGGATTTGGTTGATATTGAAACATTTCATATGCCATATCAATCACCCATCCTTTCAATCCTGTTCGTCATGCGCAATACACATGAACGAATAATAGGATGAGTAAGCTCAAGCCCCATTTTGCTTAGTCCTGCTAATGTATCAGCAATTTCACCATCAACCGCTCTAAATCGCACAGATAGCCGCTCACAATATGCTATATAGTCGGCTTCTTCGATTGTCGGCTCAAGACTGGTTAAATCTTCAAACAGCAACAGGACTTTATATAAAGCATGAATTTTATCTTGCTTATCTGTTCTACTCATATATCCACCCCTCTTTAATAATTATAGGAGGATAGATATAAGAGCTGGTATTTGTCGTGAATGAGCCTATCTACATCTTCTTCGAGCTTATCAATGACGTTCTGTTTTTCTTTGAAATTCTGCGAGGATACGCCATCCATCTGGAAAGATGATGGAACTTTAAGTTTTTGTGCAATCTGTGTTGCTACGTCCGTCTCGCCGCGCCACCAGTATATTACCCAATATTCGGCAAGAATCTGAATCTCTAAATCTGTTAAATCTGCGTCAAATTGTCTAAGCTCTGAATCGTATGTTAACGGTTGTTCACATTCTATAAACTTTGCAGCTGAACTAACGATCCACCCATCAATCTTGTCGTGAAACAGCTCAATATTTGCATCATATAGCTTGCGTAGTTTATAGTCATCAATTACACTTAATGCTCTTTGTCCAATAACATCAAATGATGTTGCCATAATTTATCACTCCTTGTCATCAAGGGGTTCAATATCAATTAGATTTTTACCACTAAGTTCACCAATCTTAACAAGCACGTTCGCATCGACCGGATGTCCATCAAGCACCATATTAGAAATAGTATCTACAATGATTTGCTTCTGCTGGTCAGTTGCGCCCTTATATACTTCACAGATATCAACTACATTCTGCTTGAGTAGCTCCTTGAGCTTTGTCGCACTAAGAATATGACGATAAATTTCATCTAGGTCGCACTTATGAACAAATTCTGGGTCATCAATATATACCATGCCGCTAGATACGGTTTCTGGCATATTATTTACAACAGAAAATGCTTCTGACTCTGGAATCATCTTATACTTATACTGTCCTTCAATTCTATGCATACGAGTTCCGCGCAAATTGATATTGCCAGGACACATATTGATGAACTTGATATTTCTAAGCGCCTTAGATTTATCCTCGACAGATGCCACATCTGTCTTAACCTGAGACTGTGCTTGCATAAGCACCTGCATCTGCGCCATCATTTCTTCCATGCGCTTCTGCTGTTCTGCAAGCTGTGCCTTTAATGCCTCTTTTTCGGCATCAACAACAGGTGTTTCAGTCTGCTTGGTTGTCTTGGTAGTCGTAGTGGATTTAGTGTTTGTAGTATTTGCCATTCCTTTTATTTTCCTTTCTTATTTCCGTTATAAATAGAGAGGGGTTAATAACCCCTCTCAGATAATTATTACTCAGTGATGGTGTATAGACCAGCGAAGGATGCACCAACAAACTCGAAGCCATAGTTTTTGCGCATTGTAAAATTCTGTGTAAGATCAGCATTCTCATAGAACTGGTTGCTGTTGGTTAGAGTTGTAGACATAGCACCAACAACTAGCTTAGAACCAACAGGAGAAACAACATATAGCTTGTTGTCATCAAGAGCTAGACCATAGTTAGAGCCAGTAGGCATCTGAGGTAGCTCATAGAGAGCAAAGCCATAGAAGTCACGGAGAACATGGACAGAGCCGCCATTGGCGTCGTAAGTACCACGATAGCCCATAGTGCTATCAGGTAGAACGTTAGCTAGAGCAGAAGCAGTGCCCATGATAATTGGCTTAATGCCATTGTTATAAGCCTGAACGCGCTGTGCTAGGGCAATAAGCTTCTTAGCGTCAAACGCGGCATTCTCTAGGAACTGAGAAGGATAAGAAGCACCAGCTAGACCGGCATTAAGAGCGGCAACAGCCATCTTCTGCATATCAATCTCAATGGAAAGAACGATAGCACGGACGAAATCAGCAATATCTTCCTTGCCAGCCATTACACGATACATATCAACGTAAGTGGTGATAATGCGCTCCTGCATGGAAATTACAACATCACCAGCATACTTCTTCTGACGGAAAGTAGTGCGCTCACCAGTACCACCAGCAGAGACAGTGTAAAGGGTACGAGGCATAACCTTGACCTTAACAATATCGCCAATGCCAGCCATACGGAAATCAACGAATGGAGCAAGAGACTCAGTAACATATGCAGGAAGAACTGCATTGACTAGAGCGTTAATAACTGCGAAGTTAGCAATTATGTTCACATAGGTTCGTAACGCCTATGCCGTTCATCTCTCAACGCAAAGATGAACTGCTCATACTTTCATATGAGTTCAGACTATATCTTCATCTTATATATCTATTCTTAAATGCCTGTGTTCACTATTGACCAGATAGTCAACACCTTGTTTTATTTGCTCTTTTGTAGGAACATTATATTTGCTAAAGAATCGTAATACTTTATATCCACGTCTAATACAATAATAATCTCGGCGCTTATCACTTTCTTGCTTATTCTTATGCCAAAATTCTCCATCGTATTCAACGTCAATTTTAATACCATTATAGTCGAGTAAACAATCCATAACAATTTTATCTAAAGGGAATTGTGGATGACAGTTTTCTTTCCCATACATATCAATTAGTAAATCCGTCATAGCTCGTTCTGCTTTAGATGATTGAATCACGCCACCATTTAACATTGATAGTATAGATTTAGCCCTCACCTGTTCATCACATTGTGAGCTATCACCACCATACTTCTTTCTACATGTATTCTTAGCTTTATCTATAACGTCTGGTGATTTGCTTGCATTGTCCACTCCGTATTTTAACAAGCACGTCTCTTTGCGCTTGTCTAGCGCGTCGCTAAAATTGTACTTGCTCATTGCTTTAGCATGTAAATCTTTTGACTGTGACGGATGCTCAACACCATACGTTGATAGCATGGTACTTTTCATTTTGTCATGAATCTCATCTACCTGCATAACGTTTTCAACACCATATTTATCAAGATTTGTTTCTTTAGCTTTCTTGCCTTTACAATGCTTGCAAGCAACTTTTCCAGATTTTGCACTGTTATTATAAGCATACATTCTCATTGGAAATACTTGCCCACAATAGTCACAAATCACATCGACAAATATAGCGCTCTTGGATGGTAAATCCTCGGCTTTCGCCTCGAACTCATCTCCCATTTTAGTACAATTATATCCTTTTGAAATCCAATACTGCTTGGTTTGTCCATTCCATTTTACTTTAACAATTTGGTCTGGTTTAATCATATTAAACCTCATTTCTTGGTCAATAATATTAGATATATAAGAGTCTCATTTTTCTTCCACCATAAACTTGTGGTTTTACTCCCCCTCAAGGGGATAGTCGTTGGGGGTTTCCCATGTGTATTATACCATATCGTAAGTAACATGTCAATACCTTTAGGGCTTTCCCTGCGAAACACCCATTTACATTCACTTAGGATTTAACCATATGAATATCCTATAACTTTTTTCTGTTTTCACAACCACTCAGCTTGCCATTTCTAGCTACTGTTTGGGTATATAGGCTTTAGGGATTAAACGCATTTAACGAGAAGTCTACACTGATTACTCAATATAGAGGGCTGTATTATTTTACCCAACGAACCATAGGATTAGCTGCCCACGCATCAGCATTCTCAGCGTTACGAGTGCAGTTGGAAAGACGCTCAACTTCTGCAAAATATGCGGCGTTGACAACATCGTGCTTTTCAGCAAGAGGCTTAGTTGCATCATAAGCGCCTAGCTTACGGCCCTGTTCAGCCTCGGACTTGTGGAAATGATAGTCCATGAACTGCTCATAGAACTTAGTGTTGCCATTGGAGAAAGCAACAATTTCTTTGCTTAGATTCATAATATATATCTCCTTTGCTTATTTATTAAATTTAATTAGTTACGGACGCACTTGAGGATATAAGTCTTAACAGACTCAATACCAATGTCAACACTGTGAATAGCTTCAATACTAAAATAAGTGCCAACACCAGAAGGAGCAGTAGCGGCAGCAACTAGACGACCATTGGTATCAACAGTAGCAAACTTAGAAGTACCATCTGTAGGCGCAGTAGTAAACGCAGAAACAGGAACTTCAATGAAAGTACGACCAGCAGTTAGACCCTTAATGGAGAATGCGCTGCCCTTGGGGTTGTAGAAATAACGAGGGTCGCTCATTTCCTGCTGTTCAATGGTGTTACCAACAGCGGGCTTTTCAACAAGCCATAGGTCGGTTGCATTATCAGTTGGTAGTGCGCAAGTAAATTCATAGCCACCATTGGTATTTAGACCAAGAGCGCCACGAGTAACAAACTGACCATTGTCTAGGTCAACAGTAGCAATACCGGCACAGTTGATGGCATCATTCTGCCAATCGTCAAGAGTGCGGATAACAAAAGAGTGATTATTCATAATATATTTGTCTCCTTTTTAATCAATTTTAGTTTTAGTCCCATAGACCTTTATGCTCCTTCTTTTCAACAGGAGCAGCGAAAGTAAATACGTCGGTTTTTTCTTTCTTTGGTGTTTTCTTTACAGCAGAGAAACAATATGCTTTAACCTTATTTGCCCAAGCATCAACATCTGCAAATTCACAAGACATGCCTTCTTCGCGCATCTGCTTATAGCAATCTTCAGACATATATTCCTTGCATTCAGCCATAATAGCCTCAACAGAAATAGCCTTTTCCTTGTCCTCTACATCTTTCTTAAACTGACGTAGCGTCTCAAGCTCAGAATTTTGACCCATGATGATATTGTCTCTATCTTCGATATCTTTTTCAAGCTGTGCAATACGAGCTTTCATATCATCAGCAGACATTTCTTCATCATGTTCAGCGTCTTCATCGTCATCGTGGTCATGCTCATCACATTCGTCACAGTTTGGTTCTTCAGCCTTAACCTCAATCTCTGGCTCGGCCATTTCTTCTTTCTTTTCTTCAAGAGTGGATTCAGCCTCAACCTCGGTAACGGCAAGTTCTTTAATCTCTTCCATTTTAGCCTCCTCCTTTCTTTCAGAATCGTCATCAAGGTCTAACTTCTTATAGATAGCCTTAATTTTATTTACAACCTCAGTCTCATCATTCTGCTTTGCATATGTCAGTGCAGCGCTCAGAGCGTTTCGGTTATAGATGAATGTGTCACCGTCAAGCATCATAACTGGGTACTTGAGGTGTTCAGATGGCGCATCTTTCCAACCATCTTCTACAAGTAGATATACAGATTTAACAAGCGTATCACGATTCTTGGCCTCCATGATTTTATCTCTCATAACCGCCTTGTCGTAATCGCCCCAATCAGCCGTAGACATAGCTTCTTTGGACTTGTCAATCTTATATGTTTTCTTTTCAGCCATTGATTGTTTCCTTTCTTCGACAAATTGCTTTAGATTAGATAGAGAATCAGATTTAGCAAAATAAGCATCCGCATCCTCAATGGAGAATCGCACCATTTTAATATCTGCATCGGGGCAACTGCCGTTTATGGCTTTTCCAAGTACAGTTAGCCCAAAAATATCTAGGGCCACTACTTTTCCTTCGTCCTCATCTTTATCTGTTGTTACCGTCATTTCGACGGAGCTATTGCGAAGATTATCAAACTCAAAGATATTGTTTAATTCCTTACTATAATGCTTACTTACAACAGCATAAGCATATGCCTTGGTAACACCATCTTCCTCAACAAACTCAACCTCTTGTTCGCGCGGAAAATAGCCATATTGAATTTCTGAAGGCAAGTGCGTAGTCGCATCGCCATTCTGAATTTTCGCCACAAGCATATTGCCAAGAATGGATTGAGCATCACGCCGTAATACATCATCACTAATATCTAGCTTATGTGCATTTGGCTTAGTGCTTAAAAAACAACACTTAAACACAGTAAATTTATACTCTGGGTAATTATCACACCATTCAGGGTATTCAACAGCATCTTCAAGTTGAAATTTTACATCTTTCTGCAATTATCTTCCTCCTTTCTTCAAGGATGGTAATATATGGTTAATTGACATCTTGTGAATCAACACCAGTATAGTCAACAGGCCACGTTTTCATTTCCTCAATAAGCCCCTTAGTATAATGATTCTTTTGCAACTTATTGACATAAATATCCTCAATCTGCAACATATGCATCTTTTCATAATATGGCAATGTCTTGTTTTCTATATATTTATAAAACATATTTTTGATTTCACCACGACACGCCTCAGTTGTATATGCTACAGTTGCATCTAGCTTGCTCTCAATTCTCTTGAGCGTCGCTTTAATGGTATTTTGCTTAATCTTGTCATCTTGTTCACTCTGATATTTTTTTAGAGCCTTCGCAATACATAGTTTAATAGGTTTGCAACATAAGGTAATAACCGCCGATAAAGAAAGGATTGCTCCTAAAATTGCGGCAATATTCTTGACTGTTTCCAATCATAGATTCCTCCTTTCTAGCGTATTATCCTTCTATTCCATTCTTATCAAGCCATTTTAGTAATTTTGCGTTTCGCTTATAATAGTGCGCATCATCATCTAGGTATTTAGCTGAAAAGCCAGCCTTATCAAGTTCCCATGCTAAGGCGCTATCAGCAATGAAATAATCTTCTGGATTTCTTGGGATTCCAAGGATAATCATTGATAATCCTCCAAACCAACAATCCCCCAACTGTCAATATGACGGTCATATTCATCATATTCTGTTGGCATTTGTTTGGCTTTATCATCCAATAGAATAATCTGCGCTACAACTTTATTCATATCTTCCATCAAATCTTGTAGCATAGCATTTGCATTAAAATCTTTTTCTTCTTTAGCAATATAATATGTCTGCTTGATAACTTGATATAGGTCAAGCGTTTCTCTAAGCATAGTATCCATCATTTGCTCAAGATTATCATACGTGCGCTTATCACCGCGCGTCTCAGGATAATATGTAGTAATATTCCACTGATGCTTAAAGTCGCTTACAGTATCAGCCATAAGCGGCCAAAGATGCGCCAGCTTATGATGAATAATATTTGCGGCATTTGGCATGGCAAATTTTACTTCCATCCACGATACACAACGGTCGAATGTGCGATTCAACTGGAAATACTGCCCAACTAAAATATCTAGGGCTTCGCTTGTTCTTTCTGATAACATCATAATATTTCACCTTACTCTAATGAATCTCGGCTTGCTTCCCCAGATTCGGTCAGTGCGGTCGAATTTTCTCTGGGTCTGCCACCTTCGTTATCTGAGCCGCCCTTGGTTGTATTAGTATTTTTCAAAAGCTGTGTATATTTATCAATCCAACCAGTATATTTACTCTCCGCCATCATTGCTTCAAATACCTGTGGCTGATAGCCAGATACAGATGCCCATGTCTGCATAGGTAGAACAATACCAGAATCAGCCATTTTCTTCACTTTATCAAATCGAGCTTCACGCTCAAATGGATAATTAGACCCGTCGAAGATAAATTTCCACTTGTATTTCTTTGTTAACTGATTAACATAAAATTCTAGGAAATTGCTGAATTGTGGATATAGCGGCTTCATAGTCTGGTACATATCATTAAGTCCAGCCTCAATCTCAGCATTGGACTGTCTATCAGAGCTATAAATAACACGGCTCACACCAGACCCAACACCAGCAGATGTAACAAGTTGAGTTGAATACATATCTGTATTCTTATCCTCAAACTGGTAGAACTTAATATTTTCAAGCGGCATTGCGGCAAGTTTTGACAATGAGCCAAGACCAGCCTTTGCCTTCTGCATGAATCCACCTAGCGTCTTTGGGTCAATGGCAAACTGATTCGCTTTTGTACCAGATTTAGCTGAATCAAATAGACGAATTTCACCAGCTAGAATAGCATAGGCTGACGCAATATCCTTGTTATACTGCAACTGAGCAATATCATCATTAGCAATAGCATTTTTCAGGAACGGCGCTAAGAAGGGTGTATTATTAAATGTGCTAGGATTCCACTTAAATACCCATGCACCATCACTAGGTGATGTTTGCGTCCACATAGCATATGCTCCATTGCGTCTATTTAGTGGGTTTGTAGGGCGATAATTTTTGAACGCTTCTTCCTCAGAACCAAATACGCGTTGATAATATTTCTTAAATGCTGGGTCAAACCCATTGATGTCTACACCAGCTTGCAGGAAATAGCTCATGTCAAAATCAAACAACATGCCCTTTTCCCAATATCCAGTAAGTAGACATCTATCTTGTGGCAAAATCTGTAGGGCGAATTTCATTCCTTTGTTGCCCCACTTCGTCTTTCTGAACCAAGTGAAATATGTCTCATGCGTCACAATCTGTGCTACAACTTTGCCAAATTCAGCCTTATAATCAAATTTGTTCAAAAAATCATATACGCGCCGCTTATCCTCTTGGTATGCGCTTGATTCATAATCACTCTGAGTAAAAGCATTGATACAAACAGGCTGTAGATCAAATGATAGAGCGTTACAATATGCTTGTAGAGTTCTGGCAAATATCATGTCCCAGAATTTCATATATTCCATATAGCCCTGAATTTGCTCTGAATTTTCCTTATATTCCGCAAGAGCCTTGCGGACTTTATCAGAACTAGGGATTTCTGGATTGTTGTTCAAACTCTGCAATAATTGATTGCTCAACATTGGTGACCAAAAGCCAAACTGGTCATAAGCATATAACGCCTGTGCAAACTCTGTTACAGCTTGAGCCTGTTCAAATGTTACTAGCGGTTCTGCCAAATTTCGCCCTCCTTTCTTTGTTTTATTGTTTATATATTAGAGCAGTTAGATTATGGACTTCATTAACGTATGCCAAAGTTCATTGAGCTACTTATCCTCCCTATCCGCTCGTTTTATATTTTTGAGTGTTTTTGTTTTCAGCTTTTGATTAAGCCTAAGTTGGAACTTGGATTCCACACAACCCTCGTAGTACCTCCACGGCAACACACCAACATAGCCACCGCTTCATAGGTAAATATCAATATACTAATTGGATATCGTCTAAATCATATTCTTCTGCGTGATTCTGTCTGTTCCATTCGTTTTCAATATAATCACATATCAGAATACCCATAGCCAACGTAACAATACGGTCACGATGTCCAGTTCTTGGTGCTTCTAGTTTTATGTTTTCACCTTTGAATATGGTGGTTAAATTAACTGCTTCTGATATAAGTAAATCAGTATTACCATAAGGCGCAAGTATATCTGCTATCTGTTCACCAGTATATTTGTAATATTCGCCCGTTTCAACAATAGCGTCTTGCTTATCGCTCATTCCTATCAAAAATTTTATACGATTATTCTCAAGCGACATTTTAGTTGCTTTCCAATAAGACGTGTTGAGCGTTTCGCTACCAACAATAGGTATAATACAAGGATAAGCATTTGGGTCTACTGCATTAGCTCTATAGTAATCTAACTTATCAGGCCGAGCCACATGATATTCTTTTTTATCGGCCATGGTTAAGCCATGATTATTGATGAACGCCGAATAACGTTCATTGGTATATGGCTTAGATAATGCAATCATCACCGCTTCTCCACCACTTCTAGCATCGGGAACTAAATAGTCTGCTTTGTATAACCAAAACAATTCTTTTAACCTGTCAGCACAACCATCCGCATCGTCTGCTGTTGGCAACAATTCGATATATTCTACATATTTATCGAAATGGTCTTTTTTCCATTTTGCCCTAATACATATAGCAATACTGTTATCTGATTCATTTGCCTTCTTGCCAGTTGTTGTCCATGCAAAGTCAGACACAATGAGGCGCACTTCATCCTCTTTCTTTTCGTCCTCATCTGATTCACTAGTCACCAATAAATCCATTGGTTTTGGTGGACAAAACGCATCTGTAATAACCTGATTCTCTTTGAATGACTCAAGGCTAAAGAAAGAATCCTCAGATTCACCTATTGCTTCGTTTAGATATTCTGTCCTAAATGATATATCGTCATTCTGCCTTTTAGCTCTACGATAATCGCCCCATGTTTTTAAGCCATTCTCTATGTTGTCAAAGAAGTCTGTTGCAAATATACCATATCTAGTACGCTTATCAACATAATATCCTGTTACACAGTCACACCATAATCTATACCACCACTGGAACTTAAATTTAGACGATGTTAGATATATACTCTTAGATTCTTCTATCCATCTCTTATTCCCAGAGTATGCAGGATTGCTTAAATAATTTGGTTGCCTAGGAAACAACATTCCATCAAAGATTTGATCTATCGCCGTTTTCTTCATAATGGCGACTTCGTCATAAATAGTAAAATTAGAGCGTGAACCTCTAGCTGATTCAACTGGCGCAAGAACAGTAATGGATGAATTATTAAGCGTACACTCTACATAATATCCATCGTTCGGCTTTGTTATTTTTATCCAATCTTTTTCATAATATAGTAAAAGTAGTTGAGATAACTTCTTTATCAATTCTTTTTCTAACTTCTCTTTGACCATTTTATTAGCTTGGTCAACAGTAGAGGATGTAATAACTATCTGACAGTTTGGATACAATAGTAATTTACAAACCGCCGCAAGCATAGTGATAAACGATTTAGCGCCACCACGTCCTGCTCTCCAAAAGTACACATCTGATACGCCAATTTCATGTAATGCTTGGCGTTGATATGGTTTTAATGGAATCCCTAGATAAAATTCAGCAAATATATCCCAATTCCGTCTGAATAAAGTTGTCCACTCTATAATGTTATTTTCTAAGTCACTATCTATTTTTTTGGATATGCCAGACACGGCTCGAAGTTTATCAGCCTTAAATGATTCTCTAAGACCACCCATCCTAGAGCGCATTATGCTTCCTCCTTCGGAATTGCTGGATAATCTCTAGTACCAGCAACAGCGTTGCGCAAGCTACGCATCTTTTCGCCCTTGTCCTTTTCATATCCAACCATATCTACAAACCTTGTCAAATCTTCACATTCGGATGGTTTGGTATATTCTACCCAAGCTATACGTTTCTCAAATGCTCGTTCAGCATCCGACTTCTGATTGCTCTTAAAATCATCAAGTTTAAGTAGCGACATAAGCGTTTTAATCTGTGACTGTGTATCTTTATTGACGCCACTCTTATACTGTTCAAGCTCTAGCTTACACAAATCGCGATAGCGCATTTCCATAGCGGTATCCATTTCAAATATATCTGCCGTATAGCTATCAAACATATCATCTAACCATTGACAGTCCTCATCTTCATAGTCGCCACCCCATTGCTTGCGCCATCTTGCTTTAAGCGCAACTTCATCAGTTTCACCCTTAGCTACATCGCCCAAATCCTTGAAATTAGACAACTCCATATCACTATCCCACACACCTGTTAGTTTATCTGGCGATGTAGACAAATATGTATGATACAACATAAATAAACTAGGCTTTTTACCTTTAGCTGCTTTTTCTAGCGTATCAAGACAAGCAGTATATTCAGCGTGTCTCATAGGAATACCAGTCTGCATACAGGTTGACCATAATGCCGCGCCTTGGTCTTTAGTGGATTCAAGAGCTTGTTTATACAACTCAGTCACACATGACTTACATGGCTTAATATATTCGCCCGTTTTAATTGGGCTTTTATAGAATTGGCTATCTTGCTTTTCTTTGCCACAATATGGGCAAAACATATTCTCATTCCTTTCCGTTCCGTTTATTTTCCTATAAATATGACGAAGCAGCCAAGATTGCTCTCAGCTGCTTCGTATTTGTCAAGGTACAATATTCAGTTAAACAACAGTTCCCATTGAGTTGGGCTTATTGTAGATATGAGCCGATTGGCTCTGTCACCTCCTTTCTTTAATTATGCTTCGGATAACCCAGTGGATAATTCAAGATAGTAGTGACCTCCTTTCGGATATTCATAGCCGCCAATGAGTAGTAGCGACAGGCAGTTACAGTATATACCTAGATACAAACATTTCGTTAAAGCTCCATTTATAAAGCGCCATCGGGCATCTAGCGCCACTCACTGTTATGTTTTATATGGTGCAATGGGTCTTAGATGCCATCACATCTCGCCTTTGCATCGTTCTAATGGCGATACGGTTTTCATTGTTGTCATATGGTATACCGCAAACCTTCGATTAACGTCCACATATTGCCGAAAGACAACCCGGTTCTATGCTTCATACGCTCGTATAACACACCTGTTGCTATACGCCTATCGTCAAGGATAGGATTTCGCAAAAGCCGCTATTAACGACTTCGGGAACTCCTTGTACACATGGTACATGAGATATATTCAACTCTACTAAGTGGGTTAATCGCCCCACAAGCATGATTAACACAGCCGTAGCTATCACCTAGCAGAGAATGAATCAATTTAAGGGTGGCAGCGCCATTTGCAACTGACGCTACCGATAAAATAAATTCTGTCGGATGACAGCGAAAAGCGTTCAGGCTTTTCCTCTATTATGGAACTTGTAGGACGCATCCCCAAGCCAAGGCTAACTCCGCAGACATTAGCCGCAATTCCATGGTTGTATTATATCACACAATCTATTGATTGTCAATATTAAAGATAAAATGTTTTACGCCACTCTGCGCCATCTTCTGAATATGTTGTAAACATACAAGACGGTCTTGATGCTTTACGAATAGACTTTGCAAATCCATCAACACCACATACAGAGCCAACGCGCCAACACAATTTATCGCCTAACTCAGTAATGCCAGCATTCTTCATTTCTTGTCGATGTAAATGTCCAACGTAACACTCATCAATGTCAATATTATATAAATTTTCAAAATACCGCATTGTCTCAGCTATATCACCGCCATCTCCATGATGAAACATGATTGCATTGTTTTTAATGTATTTAATAGCACAATCCGTATAATCATCAACTGTAATGCCATCTACCGACTTTAGCCGCTCTTGTAGATACCATACAATGATTTTCCCTAGATTTTCTTCTTCAAACTGTGGCTTAGATGTCAATGGGCGGCACACATCATGGTTACCACCAACCATCACCACATTAACAGGAATTTCAAGTCTGTCGTGCAACTCAACAAACCAATCAGCTAGATATTCAGACAACTTGATAACCGTATCAAGGACCGGCTCTCTCAGCTTAGTTAAGCTAGATGTGCGTAAAATATTCTCTACACAATCACCGAGCACAGCAACAGTAATATCATCAAGCCAGATGCAGTTGTCATCATTGCACATCTTATTAAGCAACCCATCAAGCCGCGCCCTCATAATGTCAAAATCGTACTTGTTTACAATTTCATTATATGCGCCCTTGATTTCATAGGTTGAGCCAGCATGAAGGTCAGAAATACAAAGAAGCCCGCTTACATTCATTTGTGGCAGCTTGTTAAACTGTCGAATGGTAAACGGCTCAAGATTCTTAATTGACTCAGCAATCTTTTCTTGAATCAAATCTGCTCTTGCATCAAGTCTCTGATTTTGAACATACTGTATGTTCTCACTCTGTAATTTCTTGCGTTCTTTTTCTAGCTCAATTTTTGCCTCTCTGAGCTGTGATAGAATCTCAACATCTTTTTCATCCGATTCACAATCATCTGCGCCGTTTAGCATATTTCGGACAAATACGGCGCATCTGCGTAGATATTCCTCCGACCAAACGCCCCTATAATCTTCACCAAGACAACGCGCCGTCCATTCCTGCAAGTCAATTAACTTGCTATCTAACAACTCAGTCGCTTGTCGTATCTTCTGTAGATTCATTCAATTTCTGTTCCTTTTCCTTCTTTTTCCGTTCATAATCTTCTTTTTTCTTGTTGATTACATTGATAAAATCATCATAGCTCTGTTGCTTTGCTTTCTCAATGCGGTCATCTTGCATCTGCTTCAATGTTCGTTTTGCCGTTCGTTCCATTTCAGCCTGAGTTATCAGTTTGAGATCATTTGGTGTCAACTTACGCTCACGAACACGCTTGCGATATCTTTTTGTAACCCCTCGTCCATTGACGTTATTGATGAAATCATCATTGCTTTTATATGTAATTTTGAACCACGCCGGGATTGTTCTCTCTACGAGCTCGCCATTATCATCTTTTGCCATTCCAGTCCAAGACGGCACTTCTTTTAACTCAAATGTTCCAACTCCGGGCATTTGACATCTTCCATCAAAATGCAACATATGGACAATAGTATCGACACATGCTTGCCAATATTTTTTTACTATCTCTGGTTTAGATTCAAGCAAACTAGCCGCATATTCATAAAATTGCTGATTCAACTTATTATGTTCAGCCATCTTCTTCTTCCTTCATAAACTTGGGATTATCAGGATAATTCTCCAATACCCAAGCATCATATTCCTCTTTGGTTGCGCCTTTCCCATACAACGTACCAGCTTTTACATAACTCGCCATATGTTTCTCAGCCTTAAATTCTAATCGATAATAGCCCTGTCTGTCTGGATAGTACATACGCCGCTTTTGAAAGCCATTCCAATATTCACCAGCTGGACGAGGGGGATAATCGCGGAATGTAATAACACCAATATCTGGCAATGAATATTCCACGCCATGCTGTAGTGTCTCGCGGATGATATCGTGATAGTTTCTTAACACTAACTCAATAATCTTAGAATCAACGCCTGTACGCCGTCGTAGCTCTTTACTCATGTCGGCTTTGCCTAGCCGAGGATATTTGTTTTTATGCAATTATATCGTTCCTTTCCCTATTAGTCTACCACAATATATTGTGGCTAGTTCATTTTATCCATATATTTTCTACTGTTTTAACATATCCCCCGTGCGGACAGGTGGGGCTTCACGTGATTCAGTACGCCGCTGATTATCTGCCTTCTTGTAACATTCCTCTGAGCAGTAATGTTGACATACATCTCGCGGCTTAAACCGCTTGCCACAAATGGGGCAGATTGGATTAAGTTGCGCCGTATTGATTCTCAAATTCTCTACAATCGTCCAACCAAAACAAGCCCACAACATTTTCTTATTGCTTGATTTTTTGACAGTATATAGATAAGCCACCAAGCTATTTACCACAACATCTAGCGGCTCGTTGCTATATTCCACTATATCTTGTGCAATGCGGCGATATTTATATAAATCGTCTTCATTGATATGCGGGTCATCGCCATAGTCAAATCGGCGCTGATTCCATATCCACCAATTATACCTCTCTATGATTGGGGAATTTTCTCTAGTTGTATAATCAACTGATTTATTTATCAACATCGTCCAGTCGAATTTCCCAATCTTGTTATTATAGCGAATTCGGGAAGTAGGGATTTTAGCCGATATACGATTCATCGTGGAATTGTTTGGAGGCTCTACTTGTGTATCTGGGTCTTTGTCTTTAGCATAGATGAAAAAGTTGGGTAATTTTGATTTAGTATATTTTTTAATAATATCAGCAATTTCTTTTGGAGGTTCACTTTTCCACAACGTTTTCGCAAAATCAATAATTTGATTGTTCTTCATTGTGAGCCAAGCAATAACTCTAATTTGCTCCTCAGTCATTTTACCGCAATTGGCGTTTTTTACCTTCGATATAGAGTTACTTATCGGGCCAATCGACCCACCTGTATATGCGGTGCTTACGCCTTCATACAATCTATCCGCATCAATAATACCCCCACGAGCCTTTTTTAAGTCATATGACAACGGCACAATTCCTTGCATATTACGCTTCGCTACGGTTGTTAGTGTTCTATCTTTTACAACCAAACTAATATCCCCATCAAAATCTTGCTGCAATATACGGCTAATCATATCGTGACAACTGAAGTAAACGCATTTTGTTCCGCCTAACCATTTATCGGTTAGTTCATTCCGCTTGTTAATTCTAACTGCGTGTTCTTGATACAAGTGTGGACTTCTCAAACAATCAAGCTCATCGCCATCTTTGAATTGATTGGTGTAAACCTCTCCATTCTCAAGTATGCCGATTGGGAATTGCTCACCTTTGAACAACCACTCACAAAATGCCACAGGGTCAGGAGAAATAAACAGATATTTACCGTTAATTCTCAATCTGCCGCCTCTTGCTTGCTTTACCAAGCTTTTTTTTGTTTGTTTCAACAACTCCCGGTTATACGCATCTTTGAATAATTCTGGATATATTGTCAACGCTTCTTGCATGGCTGATTTTGTTTGATTGTATTCAGTCGCGCCTAATAGTCTCATAGTAGTTTGATAGTCTCTCCCGACGCTATCAATTTCATCTGCTGTCTTGGCAATAAGCCGCTCAATCTCATTGTCTGTCATATCACTTAAAGATTGAAGCATCTGGTAATTGATTCTTGCCTTTGGGATATAATCTTCCTCAACTTTACAACAACCAAAATAGCAGCCATAACTTTTGAAATTGGTCTTGTAACACAACCAAGATGGATAGAACTTATACAACTTGAACATTGACTTCGTTAGTATATACTGAATATCATCCTCAAGAATCTTCCATTCTTTACCATATATATCAGTTACAATCCAATCGTCAGCAGGACAATATTCTTTGAGCCATGATTTGAAATCAAAATAAGACACCAACCCTTTTATCCACGGTGCTCGAACAATCTGCGTCTTGAATCCGGGTTTGCAACACATGCCCCAACCATCTGTCTCAGCTATAATTGTTTCAGACGTTTTACGTGTAATGCTATAATCCGTATAATCGATGAAATCTGATTCAGCCATAACAGGCATTTCAAAGTCATCTACTATAATGCAACGGTCTATGTCAAAATCTTCAATCCTATCTGTTGCAGATGCCATAAGGCTCTTATAGCTCAATAGCTTGTTTTCATTCATGCCGCCCAGCGCATTGATTGATTCAATAGTCAGTCCACACATAAGAGTTTGCTCAACCTCTAAATAATCTTTTTCGCAAACGGCCATAAATCGCTTTGTGCGTATCATGCCCGCTCCACATGAATAGAAAATGTAATGTTCACCATTGTAATTAAACCCGTTGTGAATAATGCTGTTTAGCACTTCAAAAAAGAACACATTGACAATGATGATTTTGTCACTTCGCTCAAATGTCTTAATGCCAAGACTACGAGTCAATTCAGAGCAGAACAGGTTAATAATTGTCTTGTCTGTTACCGCATCTGGATTGAGTTCTCTTGTAATATTATCCTCAAGCGATTTTCTCAGCAACTCAACAAGTTCATCTTTATGCTTCTTGATAACACGGTTAATTGATGAAACGCGCCATTTTCGATTTTGACCATCCTTCTCGCGCATTCTCAAGGAATATAGCTTGACAAGTCGATTATGTATTGCTTGTTCCTTCGGCGTATAAAAAGCATCTGTTGCTACAGAAGGTATATAACAGAACTCTGTCAATGGCACTTAATCAATCACCTCTAATTCATTCTCTGAACTACCATATATCCAAAGCGCCCAATCACGCTCAGTTGGCTCATATTCATCATCCCATACTTCTGGCTCTATATCTTCCGATATATACCAGTTATAGCTCATTTCGCTCCACAATTTCTTACCACCTCCTTGAGCTTAATGCTATTATATCATATAATTGATTATTTGTCAATACTAAAATTTCTACTTGACAAAAATTGATTGATGTGATATAATCTCTTATAAATTATAAATATATTATACCATATATTACAGTATTTGTCAATAGTTAATTTATTCATAATTTATTAACATATAATTCATAATACTGTAATATTTATATGATATAATATCTAGTATATATAATTACAATTTAACTATTATCTACTCATAAATTCGTAGATAATAGTTAAATTGATGTGAAAAATCAATTTATCAAAAATTATACTTGACAAGTGCAAAATGATGTGATATAATCATTGTATGAGGTGAGATAAATGAAAATGAATTGTATGTATTGCACAAAAGGATACCATTTGCCACTGCAAAGCGAATATAGCGGCATAGAAGCTGGATTTATCAACGACAATGGATTGCTTCGTATTCGAGCATTTGACGAAAATGATGACTTACAAACTCAAGATATTGTCAGTTTGAATTATTGCCCAATGTGCGGAAGGAAATTACGTAATGCCAAGAACAAAGAAAATTAACGCAGTAGTGCAATATGGCGATACTGGCTGGATTATCAATGATTGCGGCAATGGACAATTCGAGCTATATAATATCAACACAAAGCAGATTTTAGCAAAGAGCAATAATCCACTAGATTTTGATAAGCATATAGACAAGATTTTTGGCAAGGAGGCGGCTAGACGTGTTCGAGATTTTCAAGCTAAACAAGAAGAAGAAAGCGCTTGAAGAGCAGATTTCTCAACTCAAAGCAGCTATTTCTAGTATGCAAACAGAGATTGATAACTATGACGAACATCGGCAAATTGCGGCACATCAATATGAAAACACCATGCGATCTGCAAAAGCGGCTCAGTCTATCCTTGATGCGTTAAATGGTAAAATTCATGCCATTGAAGAAATGCAGGATTATAATATCCCGTATTATCAAGATTCGTTAGATGAGCTTGAGCATAAGCGCTATGAGCTACAAAGCAAAATTGAATCAGCTGTGAATACTGGATTGTATCGCATTGAGCAAGGATATACGCTCAATGACTCTGCTAGGCGCGGCAAAGAAATGCAGGACGTGTATGGGCGCGGATTGATTTACAGTTGCAACGCATATATTGACAGCAAAGAAAAATCTGTGACAACCGGCAATATTGCTAAAAGCAAAGAATTGATTAAGAATAAATTTAATTCTTATCAGTCTAAAGCAAATAAAGTTGGATTGGCGCTTAATGCTGAATATGTAAAGGCGCGGCTTGATATGCTTGATATTAACTTAGCTATCAAGGTCAAGCAGAAAGAAGAAAAGGCGCGAATCCGCGAAGAAAAGCGCAGATTAAGAGAACAAGAGCAGTTACTTGCTGACATTGCTAGAGAACGCGCTAAATTGCTAGAAGAAAAGAAAGCAATGAACATTGCGTTTGATAAGGCGCTGACAGATGATGAGCGTAATAGGATTAAATCTCAATTAGCTAGTATTGATAAGCGGCTCGATTCTATTGCTTATAGAGAGGCGCATAGTAAGGCTGGCTGGCTATATGTCATTAGTTCTCCTAGTCTGCCCGGACTTGTAAAGCTAGGCTGTACCAGAAGATTGAACCCTGCATTGAGGGTGCGTGAACTCAGCTCAAGCAGCTTGCCAGAACCATACCATGCTCATTGTTTTGTATTCAGTGATGATTGTTTTGAGCTGGAAAATAATATCCATAAATATTTTGACAAAGAGCGGGTTAACCCGGATAGAGAATTTTTCCGCATCGAGCCAAAAGAGGCTATTGATGTTCTAAAAGAAATTTTTAACGTAGATGTCCATTTCGTAGATGAAGATTGTGATGAAAATGAGGAGGATGAATATGCGAGTTAAATTCAAAGACCCTATGTTTACCAATGTATATACAGTTTACAATGTTAGAGATAATAAAAGCGGATACCCTCATTTCTTGATTTATATTGATAGACAATGGAGGTATATTAGTGCAAAATATTTTATTCCAATTGAGGAGGATGAATAAATGAGCGTATATGTATATGAAAGCCATCTTGGAGGACTTTATACATCAGATGATTATATCCCGTATGATGAATTGTATTGTGAGCAATGTGGCGACAGTGATTATGAAATTGGCTCGTTTGACACATTTGAAGAATTTCTTAGATATTATGCAGACAATATCTATATCGACCCGTTAGATGGTGGATATAGCCTTGATTTAGTTATATCAGATGTTGGCTGTGCTTTTGATGATGACTTGACAAAAAAAGAAGCTGCAAATATTGTCAGAATGGCGAAGAAAGAAATGGAGGATGAATAAATGATTATCTATACTTGTCCTAAATGTGGTGGCGATATTTACCATAATTATATTTCGCCTATCGATGTATGGGCTTGCTTAGATTGTGACTGGCGGTACGAAGTGCCAGATAAACTTGAATATCGCCCATTCGAGCAAATTAAAATTAAATCAGATGAAGATTGGACACTATATGAAGCGCTTACATAATGTAATGGTAAATGGATAAGGAGGATGAATAAATATGACAAGAGAAGAAAAAGTTGATGCGCTTGAATGGTATTGTGACCATTGTGGTGATACTTGTGATAAGTGTGAATTAAAAAATATGTACGATAAAAAAACGGACGAATTTACAGACAACCATTCTTGTGTATTTGATGAAATGGACGATGATATGCTTGACAAAATCTATGACTGGTACAAAGAGCTAGACCAAGCAGCTTGTGAAAACGCTGAAGCTGAATGTTGCAACAAAGAACCCGATGATTTCAAGTCGAATATCGAACCCAAGGTAGCGCAGCATTACGCAATCTGTCAGAAGCTCAATCAGGCGTATAAAGCAAAGAATCATGATTATGGTGATTCGTTTGGTGATACATACAAAAAGCTTGGTATTATCAGCGCTGTGACCCGGCTTAGTGATAAGATGAATCGTCTCATGTCGCTTGCTGTAAAGCATGATGTACAGGTCAAAGATGAGAAGATTGAGGACACATTGCTTGATATGGCTAATTATGCTATTATGACGTTAATTGAATTGGGATATGAGGGGGGGGATGAATAATGGCTGTTTACATCAAACTTGATGATGCGGTAGAGATGTTTAAGCAAGCTGAAGTAGATGATAAAGCAGATTTTGTGAAATACGGTATTTTTGATGAGGGATTTGCTAATTTCTTTCCAGCAGAAAGAGCTATTGAGATTATTTGTAAATGCTGCAAATATTTAATTAAAGGTGATGTGCAGAATGACCAATCGTGAATGGTTGCTTAACCAGCCTGAAGAACAAATTATTACAAATATGTCAAAGCCATGTCCTCATCATCATTGTCCCGACATTCTCAAATCATGTATGGAATGTTGGATTGATTGGCTTAATGAGGAACATAAAGAACCAAATGAACCAGAGAACTAAGCGCGGCATTGAATCAGCTTGTAGAGCCAGCAAAGAATCTGAATTCCCCAGATATCATCTTGGCGCAGCTCTATACTATAAGGGTGTACTGCTTGCTACAGGATGCAATAGCACAAAAACAAGCCCATTGCAGAAGCGGCTTAATGCAGAGCGCGAATTTGACCCTAACCAGAGCGGCGTAGTAAATTCGCTTCATGCTGAAATCAGGGCATTGAGCAAAGTAAAATATCTGGATATTGATTTTAGTAAATCGACACTATATGTATATCGTGAGTATGCAAATGGAAATAAAGCAATGGCGCGTCCATGTCCCGCTTGTATGAAATATATAAAAGAATTGGGGATTAAGCATATTTGCTATAGTACAGCTGATGGAATTGCTGAAGAAAGGATTGATTAAATGGGAACTGATATTAACATGATTGCCGAGGTGCGGCGTAATGGTGTATGGGAGCTATCAACTGCTAAAGTTTTTAAGAATCCACGGTATGACCCAGCTTCAGATAAGAAATGGGCTATGGAAGAATATATGAGCAAACCTGATGATAGCAGAAATTATGGTCTGTTTGCTATTCTTGCAGGAGTTAGAAATGGTGAGGGGTTTGCTGGTTGTAGAATCGGTGAACGGTTCAAGCCGATTGCTAAACTAAAGGGCTATCCTGACGATATGTCTAAGAATGATGTGTTGTTTGGCGATGAATATAGCTACGGTTCTTGGCTCACACTAAAAGAGTTGCACGAATATGATTGGGAACAGCTGCATAGAAAATATGGCTATGTTGATGAAGTTACATATCGTGATTATATCATGAAGGGCGAACAACCAAATTGTTATAGTGGTGATGTTAACGGATGCAATATTGTCAAATTGACCGAGCCAGAAATGGTTGATTTAATCAATGGAGAATATCCAAGAGACAAATCAAAGCGATATTATACTGCTTGTTATTTTGCGCCAATCACATATAGAGAATGCGCATCTTGGTTCTATGATGAAACGATGGAAGGGTTGAGGCGACTTATTCCAGAAGGTGGTACAGAAGATGATGTGCGCATTGTATTTGAATTTGATTGCTGAAAGGATTGATTAAATGAGATATATCACTCAAGATTATATAGAAATCAAGCCAATCGAATGTGCTGGATGTGATTATTATCAAATTGGCACAGATGCGTGGAATATCGTGGTTGGACTTGGTGGATTGGTTAATATGGTAAATCAAGCCAATAAAATTATTGAAGATTACATAGATAAACTTGAAAAGAATTGATTGATAAATGGATGAGTTGAAAAGAAAAAGAGTTGGAAATTACCATCACCATGGGAATCCAAAACATGGTTTGTTTCACGACAATCAGAAATTATTCAATCTCTGGCAAACAATGAAAAGCCGTTGCGAAAATCCAAACCGGGAAAAATATAAAGACTACGGCGAAAGAGGAATTAGGGTATGCAATGAATGGTAAGATGCAAGCAACTTTGTTTTATGGGCATTAAGGAATGGGTATAAAGACGGGTTACAATTAGATAGAATAAACAACGATGGGAATTATTGTCCAGAAAATTGTAGATTTGTTACACCAAAAGAGAATAGTAGAAATAGAAGAAATACAAAATTCCTTGTTGTTAATAATGAAAAACGATGCGTAGCAGAATGGAGTGAAATTACTGGAATTAGTGCATATACCATTTATTGGTGGATTAAAAAGAAAGGAATTGAGTATGCAGAAAAACGATTGTCTGGAATTGCGTAACTGTCCATTCTGTGGTGGTAAAGTTAGTCTTGTTTTGTGCGATGACGAAGGGAATCTACATGATGAATCATATAGAGAACATCCCTATAGTGGACTTGGCTTTATGCTTCATCACGGTCATGAGGAAAATCCGGGATGTCCGATTGCAAGCTATGAGTGTGATGGCGGGATTTTAGGTGGTGTATATATTTACGACACAGAAGAACAAGCTGCTGAAGCATGGAACAAGAGAGATGAAAATTATGATGAAGGTGCATTTTGGTAATATGGTAAGTTGATATGCATCAATTATTGAAGCATGGAATAGGAGGGCTGATAATGATTTGGCATTATCCAACGCTTAAAGATGATGGGTGGCATCCATCTAAAGATGAAGCGTGGCCTGTTGGTGGAGCATATCATATTTTACAAATGAAAGAAACCCCAAATAGCTTGTATGCATATAACGATGATGATTTTATTGTCGCTTATTACAACAATCTGTTAGAATGTTGGGAAACAGAGAGTTGTATGGATTATATTCAGTGGGAAGATGTGAAACGCTGGTGTGTGCTCACAGACAGAGAAGGTAATCCAGTAAAAGATATGGAGGGTTGATAATGCGGCTAATTGATGCTGATTGGGTACTTGAGCATACCAAACCGTATGAATTATCAGACGAAGATTGGAGCGTAACTGGCGGTACGGCAATTCGGCTTATTCATAATGCTATTGACCAAGCACCAACTATTGATGCAGTTCCAGTAGTGCGGTGTAAGGATTGTGAACATTTCAGAACGAATGATGAAAATGTACCATATTGTCTTAATCCATTTGGATTAGACGACCCTGAACCAAATGGATTCTGCAATTATGGGAGGGAGAAAGATGTGGAATAAATTTAAGCATTGGCTGATTAGAAAATTGGGTGGTTATGTTGCGCCATGTATTAAATGCAATGAATATAAAAAAACGTTGTTGCAAGTAGATAGACACGCTGAAAAGTTGGTTGGTCTGGTAGACATAAATGCGCATCCTTGGTTTGATAACGCGCCAGAAGAAAAACGAATTGAGATTGGTAAGATTTATGTTATTGAACAAATGAGAAAATTGCTAATTGACAATGACTATATTAAGTATGAATATGGAGATGATGGAATTTTGTGCGGAACATTGATGGTGGTGAAACAGCCATGAAAATTACAATGAATGCAAACGAAGTATCAGTATGCGATGGTTGCTCAAATTGGCGTATCTGCAAATTTAGTGAAGATGTGAAACGGGCTGAAGCAGAATATAAACAACTGAGAGAAGATGCAAATTGGCCCGAATGTGTAGAAACAACGCTAGGGTGTAAATATAAACAGTATGTAGTAAATAGACTGACTAATAATCTTATTAACAAATATTCTGACACTTCATTAACAGGATTCCCTGTAACTAGATTTGATAGTGGTTCAACTTGTAATATAACTGAATAAAATGAAATCTGCCCCAAGACCCTATATATGTAGGGAATAAATTGGGGCAGATTTTTTATTGTTTTTCACTAGTAACTAAATCCTTGAGCTTGTCGCTCTGCTTATTGTTCATATTGATGTCAACAAATTCGCGCCGCTGTTTGCCCGTGATACAACTAAGTTGGCTGGTCTGAATAATCTTAGCACACGCCTCTTTATTGATTTTCTCAAAGCTGGGATAATGCTCATAGACATCTAATAGCCGGTTAGCTATCCATTCCTTTGTAGCTGGTTTGATGATATAGACCTCTTTGACTTTGACATATTCGCCACCAAATGCCTCGTGGGTTAATTGAGCAAGCCGCGCCTCAAACGACTTATATTGCTCTGTGGACACATATGGTTTGTAGACCCTATTGTCTATGACTTTGCCCCAATTTGGCGGCATAATCTCATTTACGGCTTTAGAATAGATAGAAAGACAAGTCTGATGATCGTGGCTATCTTCTGGCACGTCATAGGTTTCGAGCCATGTTTCTTTTCCCTCTGGATCATATCGTTGCTTATAAAGCCGGTATCCTCTATTCAAGTCTATAACATAGCGATTCTTCATGGTCAGCAATTTGCGCCTAGTCCATTGAGCAAGGATATTATATACAACGCCATTAACCAAGCTCATATAACCATAATGCTCTGAATTTTCTACGGCTTGACTATATGTATAGCTGAAATTATCATTGACCTCTTGGAACATTCTGAGCAGATTGCTCGTTGACGCATATATAGTAGCACAGTTTGTCTTTAGAAATATTTGATAAAGCGCGGCTTCAAATGCGGCTTGGTATGAGTCTTTATCTAGCTCATTGATAAGGGCATCTGCTTCAGGATAGACCTCTTGGACAACATAACGGGTTGGATAAACATTATCTACTGTATCTAGCTGGCAGTAGTTACGGATTTTGTCTAGCTGAGAAGCACGAGAGCCGCCATCTCTGGGTGGCATATCAACCGCTTTACATAAATCGCGATATTTCAATTCACGCCCCTCTACCTTAATTAGCGCATCTACTAGCTTGCCATCTTCATTGGATGGCAGATATTTTATTTTGTTTGGCATATTATTTCCTTTCTGTAACAATTTTGTAATGTTCGGACTTTCAGGGGTCTCCACTCGGACTTTGCGTGACACTATAATAATACTAGCGTATTATATTACATTCACGGAAAATCCGAGTCCATTTCACCCATATAAAATATGACAATTTTTAATATCATCACATTCTCAGTCTATATTATACCATATTTTAATTATCTATTTGTTAACAAATTGTAAATTATTATGATAGTGTGTGGGGGAAATTTTTGATATTTATAAGATAAAATAAAAATCCACCTCAATCCATTACATGCTCTGTGATTTATTATTACTTGTGATAATATGTATCTGATTACAGGCTATGTGATTTGTTAAAATCTATGTGATATTACAGGGTCTATGATTTGTTGTGCTAAATGCCATTTTCATCCATTTCTACCATTTTCATCCATAACCATGCCCCTCGTCCTGGAAAATACTGCTAATAGTAAAAACACCTGAAAATAGCACTTTGTGGACGTATCGCCTTATTTTACCTGTATTTGTTGGATTTCCAACAAGTTTACATTTGTGGACTAAAATCGATTGATCAGAAATTGATAAATCAATAGTCTAAAATCGATATGTAGCACATTGCGCATTACATGTATTGCATTTTTTAGTAAACACTATTTACTCACTCAGTAAATCTCATTTACTACCATTTACCCAATTATCCATATTATGCTAACCAATATAATGCATGATAACATCTAATGTGCAACACAAGATATCGTATTCAATGCTATTATATCGATATCAAAATACTGTTACCACTATGTAAATATTTGTAACCATATTGTAACTATTTTAATCAATACACTATATAGCTATATATCAATATAATCTATTGATAAAAATATGCAATAGTCAATAATGAATATCTATTCAGTATATTCATATCATAACTATACAATAATCCATATAATTCTAGTATATTCTAACTTTTTGAGTGCATATCATAGCTATTTAATATCAAAACAGTGAATATTGAAATTGTATAGAATATGAATAAATAAATACTTATCTTTGCCGTATGTTTTTACGTCTTGATCTAAAATCCGCGTTATGGGGCTTCTAGCGCCTCTCAGCAGCATTGCCGTTGTCCAGCTATAATATACTATAATATATATAATATCCATTTCAGCAATTTGCATAAAATCAGCCGCGCTTTTTTTGTGCAATATTTTTATAACAGAGTTATTGACTTTTCCGGCGTTCTGTACTATCATATAACCATGCAAGGGAGGTGAACAACTTGCAAGAGCAGTATAAAGGATTTCTAATTCAAGAGTCCGAAAACGTCTATTACATCCGAGACGCAAGCGGCAAAATTGCAATGAAAACAGAAACCGAAAAGGCCGCGCGTGAATGGATAGACGAAAACAAATAAAAAGCAAGGCGGGAGCAATCCCGCCAAACTATATAAAATAAACAAAAACAGGAGGAACAAAAACAATGAGAATTTATGAACTTAAGTCTCAATTCGACGCACGCAAGAGCTTTTACGGTAAAGCACACGTTATCGACTACGAAAACGGAACGTTTGAACTTCAAAGCTATGAAACAATCGTTTCCCGTTGCGTCAATGGCAATGTAGAAGAACTTGGAAAATTTAGCAATACTACAACTAGACATCAGAAAGAGTTTCGTAAACAGTTTGAAAACTAATATTTTTTAGGGAGGAACAAAAAATGAAGATTTACACTGAAAAAAGCTTGCGTGACTTTGAGTTTTGGAGCGGGGCAAAAGATACCGTTAAATATTTGACACCTTGTGAACTCGATTAAATCGAATCAATTTTAGAAGAATGCTATCCGGACGGAATGGACGAAACTGCGATCAATGACTTTTTCTGGTTTGAAGAAAACACGATCGCAGAATGGCTTGGATATGATTCTTTTGAAGATATCATGAAAGAGCAGGACGGAGAAGAAAACTAAACATTTTTCGCGCGGTTTCTAAAGGGTTTCCGCTAAAAAAGCCCTATTCCATGAACAAAAATTGTATAAATATTTGGAGGCTTAAATTATGAAAAATGACGTATCTAAAATTTCTGTTTCTGTTATTGTAAACCATACGGACAAAACAACAACGGTCAAAATGTCAGGAGAAAAAACGCCATTGTCATTTATTCAAACTGCTAGTCAGTCGGCATATCTTGCCGCGCTTCGGGATACTGCATTTTATCTGTTAGACAAGGCGGCGACACTTGACGAAGAAAACCCATATAATACACGGGCACAAGTCGTTAAAATGTTTAACGAACATCGCGGATTCAATGAAAGGGAGCTTGCTTGAAATGAAAAAATCGAAAAAACGCTTGAATCCTATTTATTGGATCATCCAATTTTTGGGCTGTCTGATAGCTTTTGGAAGTTTGTTTTTCATTCCATATCTTGTCAACATGATTTTAGGGGGCTGAATTATGCATACTGTAAAATATTGGGATTCTAAATTATACCAGCTTCAGAAACTAGCAGATTCCATAAACTACCATATAGATAGCGACGCAGACTATTTACAAGTTTGTAAATTATTGCCAGCATCAAGAAGCAAGCCTGCGCCCGTCGAAATTCTGCCACTTTTTTACAATGTGGTCGAGCGGGTGCAAAGTGTAAAAAATTGTAAATAATAGGGAGGATTTTACCATGACGAAAAAACAGATTAAACAGCTGGAAACGGTTGGAAGAAAACTGGAAAAATGCGGCGGAGATTGCCGCCATTGTGACAAGTGCCATATTTATACACGTTGGACGGAACGCGCCGGATATATGGCAGTCGGTTGCGACCTGCTCCCGTCTGAGTTATATGACTATATTGCAAGCGTGCCGTCTCAGTTGCACGCTGCCGCCGTGGAGCTTGTCAAACTTGAATTGTCTTAAAACGCCATAGAAA